TGAGTGTACCTACACTTGCATTGTTCTTCTTTGCAGGTGGTTGGTTAGGTGTCGCATGTATCGGACTTGTTTGGTTAATATCAAACTTCGAACTTGAAGCACTTAACTATCTAGAACACTATGGTTTGATTCGTGTTAAAAGCGAACCAATAGACTATAGACACTCATGGGATAACTCAACATTATTCACAAGCTGGTTCTTCATAGAGATTGGTCGCCAGGCTGATCATCATGACAGAGGTGAAACACACTTCTGGGAACTTGACGAAGTAGGTGCACCTAACACAGGTGTAGGTTACTTCACACTCTTTGCATTAGCATTAGTACCACCAGTGTTCAATAGCTTTATGAAAAAGCATTTGGACAAATGGGATAAAGAAATGGCTACTGAAGCAGAAAGAGAAATAGGAAAACAGTTCGTTTAACCCTGTTGGGGTGCAATCACAAGTTGCACCCTTTCTTTCTAATTGCTGGATAAATACATATACAACGTTCAGCCGATATAGGCCGGAAGTAAGCAACTATGCTGAAGGAACGCACTTAACTGTAAAAAGGAGAGTGTAATGAACAGATACGATTACCTACTTAAATCATACCGTGAGCAAAAAATGAGAGAACGCAAGGAGAAAATCCTTATGAAAACTCGTAGTGAAGTAAACGTGTATGGAAATGGTACGACTGGATATACTGTTACTGCTGGAGAAAATTCTGGTAAAGTTTTAAAACATATATCTATTAACCACGACAACAAATAAATTGGATAGGCGAGTTAACTCAGCTCGCCTATTTTATCTTGACATAATAGATAATTAAGTATATACTAGTAGCACATTACGAGGATTGCTTAATGAAACTAATCATTGCAGGGTATGGGTATGTTGGTAAGGCATACCATGCTATACTTAAAGAGTCTTGGGACGTTGAAATTCATGACCCGCGGCTTGGGTATGTCGCTGATTTTGATAAAGTTTGCCAAGGAATCATTTGTTGTGTGTCAACGCCGTCTAACGCAGACGGATCATGTGATGGCAGTAGTGTCATTGACGTTGTTAATCAAGCAAGACAGTTAGATAATATTCCTGTGCTTGTTAAAAGTACTATTGATCTTCAAGTCTGGGATCAAATCAAAGAGTTCAACACAACCTTTAGTCCAGAGTTCCTACGTGCTGAAACAGCCGTAAAGGATCTGTGCAATGCAGAAACACACTATCTTGCTAAAGGCGATACAAACTTTTGGGCAACTATATTAATAGAAGCTCTTGGTAAGATTAACGTGAATACTAAAAACTCCCCTGAAGAACTTATACTAATAAAGTATCTAAGAAATAGTTTCTTAGCGACTAAGGTAAGTTTCTTCAATCAAGTGTATGACTTATGTGAAGCAAGTGGTGTTAACTATACTTCGGTTGCTAATGGTGTAAGTGTAGACAAACGTATTGGTGAAAGCCATACAAGTATAACGACAGAGCGTGGCTTTGGAGGACATTGTTTTCCTAAAGACACACTAGCTCTAACAAAGTTGGCAGAACAACATGGTGTTGATCTGTCGTTAATTGAATGTGCTATTAAGTACAATTACCAAGTAAGGAAGGACAACGTTTGAAAATGAAAATTATCACAGGAAATGCTAATCCAGATTTAGCACAACAGATTGCAGAACATTGTTTTGCAACACTAGTACCGGCTAACGTATCGACGTTTGCTGATGGAGAAAGTAGCGTAGAGTTTTTAGAAAATGTACGTGGCGAAGATGTGTTTATTATACAGAGTACCTGTACACCTGTTAATGATAGTGTTATGGAACTTATGATTATGATTGATGCGGCACGTAGATCAAGTGCAAGTAGAATTACAGCAGTCATTCCTTACTTTGGTTACGCAAGACAAGATCGTAAGAGTGCTTCACGTACTCCTATCACAGCAAAACTTGTTAGTAACTTATTAACAACAGCAGGTGCAGATAGAATCTTAACAATGGATTTACATGCAGGACAGATACAAGGCTTCTTTGATATTCCTGTGGACGATTTAACAAGCCGTGTAGTCTTTGCAAAAGATATCAAACGTTCAATTGGTTGGAGAGATGATCCAGAAGTACAACAACAAGGAACAGTATTTGTATCACCAGACGCAGGTGGTGTTGTTCGTGCTAGGAAGTTTGCTGATATGTTTGGTGGCGACATTGCTATAGTAGACAAACGTAGACCAGAAGCAGGTAAGAGCGAAGTAATGAATCTAATTGGCGATGTACAAGGCAAACATGCTATCCTAGTAGATGACATTGTAGACTCAGGCGGGACATTATGCAATGCGGCCAAAGCAATTATGGATGCAGGTGCTAGTAGTGTTCGTGCTTATATTACACACGGAGTATTAAGTAACGAAGCATGTCAAAAGGTTGAGAAGTCAGTACTAGATGAATTAGTAGTTACTGATACTATTCCTAATCGTTGTCCTAAGAACTGTAAGAAAACTAGACAAGTAAGTGTTAGTAACCTATTTGGCGAAGCAATACGCAGAGTTACTAATGAAGAATCAGTAAGTAGTCTGTTTGTATAATGAATTGGGAAGTACAAGATTTTAGACCAAAGAAACCAGTACCAAGTTGGGCTGAATGGATTTGGCCAAGAGACATGGCTATGTTTATCCTATGGCGATTATTCTTTTGGACTGTAATAATTCCTTTTGTTTTATTTGGTGCAGTACTAACTCCATTAGGACTCTTAATACAAATTCTCGTAATAGATTACTTTACATATCTTCAGTGGAAGAACCAACAGTAATAAATACATACACAGCATAGCAAAGGAGACAATGATTTGTCTGACGTACTTGTACTTAATGCAGACGCACAACCATTATCATATCTACCCCTATCAGCAATTCAATGGAAAGAAGCAATAACCTATCTGTGGATGGATAAGGTTACAGTATTAGATTGGTATGATGATTGGATTGTAAGTTCTCCTACTTGGGAAACTCGTGTACCGGCTGTGATCATGCTAAAGCAACAACAACGTAAACGGCGGAAGCCTCGCTTCTCTAAAGTAAACTTATACATTCGTGACTTATACACTTGCCAATACTGCGACATACAATTAATTAAAAAAGAACTTACCCTTGATCATGTTATACCTTTGAGTAAAGGTGGACGTACATCTTGGGAAAACATTGTGGCGGCTTGTATGCCTTGTAACACTCGTAAGGGTAACAAAACTGCAATGAAACCTAAACGTGAACCATATGCTCCAGACTATTACGATCTAGTTAACAAGCGTAAACAAATGGATCTAAAGATCAAACACCCTTCCTGGACCAACTACATATAATAGTAGTATTTAATTATACAACTTAAAGCCATTAAATAAGAGTGTAAATATATTTACACCTAACATGAGAGGGCTCTAGGATGGATTTTCGTTTTACATTGATACTTCTATTTGCTCTTGCCATGTTAGCATTATTTGTCAAGCCAGGACATGTCCCCCAAGAAAAAATTTATGATCCAGACGAAAAGGCTTGGAACGAAGTTGACGAAATAATAAACAAATAAGAATGCCCCCGAACACTTCCGAGTGTTCAGAAAACCCTCTATAATGATGTAGAGGGTTTTCTTTTTGTTTCACTCTTGACTTTTGCTAAAACCTGTGCTATAAATAAAACTGTTTGTATAATTGTTCGAATTATGCAAAGCATGGAAGTTGGGCAACGTTGAGCCCAATCTCTTTTAACTTGTGAGCGATGTGGTAAAAGCATCAAGCAGATAGGAGAAATAATAATGGACGCACTCACCCTATGGATGGCAATCGGATTTCTTTTCGCGGCCTATTCAGTAATAGCAAATGATTCAGTACAAACACTAGGTACATGGATCGCAAGTAATAACGATAAATTCAATTGGAAAATTATGTGGGGGTGTGCAAGTGCAGTTCTCCTTTATACATTGTGGTACGGTTGGACAGTAAATGGTGGAGACATCAGTTACGGTAGACTTAACAAGATACCGTTCCAAGAAATACAATGGTACCATGCGGCGGCACCAGGACTACTATTAATACTAACAAGAATTGGCGTACCAGTGAGTACGTCATTTTTAGTTTTAAGTGCCTTTGCAAGTACATTTGTATTAGAGAAGATGCTCGTAAAGAGTATGATGGGATATGCAGTCGCGGCTGTGGCGGCATATTGTATTTGGATAGTGGTTACTAAACTACTAGATGAAGCAAAGCCTGTTAAAGAAGAACATAAGAAAGCATGGCGTGTAGCACAATGGGTAACAACAGGCTTCCTGTGGTTTACTTGGCTCAGTCATGACATGGCAAACATTGCCGTGTTCCTACCTAGAGAGATACCTTGGGACTTAATGGTTATTATCTCACTTGTATTTGTAGGCGGACTTGCTTATATGTTTAAAGAAGGCGGAGGTAAGATACAAAAGATTGTTATTGAAAAGCACAATACAAGATATGTTCGTAGTGCTACTATCATTGACGGTGTGTATTGGTTGATCCTTTGGTTCTTCAAAGAGTATAACGATATACCTATGTCGACAACTTGGGTGTTCGTTGGACTATTATGTGGACGTGAACTTGCTATGGCAACTATGACAGGCAAGGAAAAGTTCAAGACAGTATTTCCACTTGTAACTAAAGACTTCATTAAGATGATGATTGGCTTGGGTGCTTCTGTGGGAGTAGTGTTAATGATACACTATGTTATCGTACCAAACGGATATTAAAGTTTAATTTCTGTTAAACCATTTTCCCTATCAAGGTATTTAAAATCTATCTTGGTAGGGTTATATTTTTGCAACCAATCAAATACTATATTAGGATCAAATACTCCGCAAGTATATACATCAAGTTGTATCATAGCAGGATCTGTTTCATCCCATGTGTGTATTATAACATGACTAGTTTCTATAATAGTAGCAACAGTCAACCCTCTATTACCTTTCATATTACAATATTTGGCATATGGTCCCATTAGGATCTTCATACCTATTGCTTCTATCAAGGCTTTTACATCATTACTTGTAAGGGTTTCATCTGTTGGCGGATTAGTAACTTCCGCTCGAATTATCACATGTTTGTGAACTAACTGCATTTATGTCAGAGTTATTTATAACAAAGTTCTAATAAATACTCATATTACTGAGAGGGAAAACGATGATACCAGAACAAGGGATTATGACTATGAACTTCAAGCAAAGAAGTTTATTGTTTGCAAAAATAAGCCAAATTGCTTACTTAAATAAAGCCAATGCTACAAAGCAGGCTAAAAAAATAGGTTTTACAACTGTAGAGTACTACGATGTAAAAGGAGCTCAATCTTACCGTTTTATGAATAAACGTGATTTAGTTATAGCTTGTAGGGGAACAGAGCCAACACAATATGCTGATATTAAAGCTGATGCCAATGCATTGCCAGTTATAGCAGAAACAGTTAGTAGAGTACACAAAGGATTCAAAGGGCAAGTAGACGAGCTATGGCCAGCTATTAGAGAAGACTTAACTCGTACACAAAATAAAAATAAAGATGTGTGGTTTACAGGACACAGTTTAGGAGCGGCAATGGCAACTATTATGGCTAGTCGTTGTATGTTCTTTGAGCTAGTACCTAACCCAGAAGAACTTTACACATACGGATCACCAAGAGTAGGTTGGAAAGGTTACGTTGATAGTTTAGGCATTACCCATCATCGTTGGAAGAACAATAACGATATAGTAACAACTGTTCCTCTTGCAATTATGGGTTTCAAACATCACGGAACTATGCACTACCTAAACAGTTATGGAAATGTACGTAGACCTACTGGTTGGCAAATGATTAAAGATAGATTACGTGGCATGTGGACAGGAATCAAAAAAGGAAAAATAGATAACTTTTCAGATCATTTGATTCATAACTACATTGAACATTTACAAAACTACAAAGACGGAAAAGAAAACCCACAAAAATAAAATATGACTCGTAAAACAAATACCATGTTGATAGGCCTACTTGGTACTATACTTCTAGGCTTAGCTTCATGGACATTGATTACATTGATGGAGTTACAGATACTAGTTAGTATGATTGAACAAGACCTAATAAGTATTGACAAACAGTTTGGTCGTGTGTACAACTTTATAGATAGTGTTAGACAACGTTAAGTTGGCATAGGTGGAGGGAATCGAACCCCCATTAACTGGTTTGGAATCAGTTGTGTTACCATTACACCACACCCATAAAAAAAGCCCCTAATAAAATTAATTACTAGGGGCTTCGCAATATAACTTTTTTTAGAAAGTCACATCAAGACATACCCCTCAAGGGCCAACATAATTGTGTTCTGATAGTCTTTGACATGTTTGAAATTTTCCTGTGTTCTTAGTTATACATATAATATAACATCTGTATTTAGTGTTGTCAACCTTTTATTTTAGATTTATAATCTTTTATTGCAGATTTAATTGCATCTTCGGCTAGAACTGAACAATGTATTTTAACTGGCGGTAATGCAAGTTCTTCTACAATGTCCATATTCTTTACTGCTGATGCTTCGTCTAGTGTCATACCTTTAACCATCTCAGTTACTAAACTTGAACTTGCTATTGCACTACCGCAACCATAAGTTTTAAATTTAGCATCTGTTATTATACCTTCTTCAACTTCTATCTGTAGACGCATAACATCACCACATGCTGGTGCACCTACCATTCCTGTTCCTATATTATCTTTCTTTGGATCAAATGTTCCGACGTTGCGTGGGTTTTCGTAATGGTCAAGTACCTTTTCAGAGTATGCCATATTAGCCTCGTGTAGTTATACTACATCTATTTATAACTTATATTGGCTCTGGGGGAAGGACTCGAACCTCCACGATAAATAATTTGCCGTCATTTACCACACGAGAAACAATCGTGCGTGTCTACCAATTTCACCACCCCAGATTATTCTTATACTTTGTTAATCTTTTCTAGTGCAGGAATCATACGTGTTATACCTATGCCTCCGCCTACTCTTTGAAAGAAGTCAAACTCTAAGAACTTTTCTAGTTCCGCTTCAACTCTTTCCTTACCGAATAGTTTGAATAGTAACTCTGAATAAGCACCGTCTGTAATACTATGGAATGTATCACGCATCATATCAACATCACATGAGCGTTCTGCTGATCCAATAGTTTCCATACCACCTAGTATAACGTCCATCTTCTTTGCAGTATTTCCGTCATCGTTTCTAGCCATGTTCCAGAAAGGTGATGTTAGTTCAGGGAAGTTTGTAATAAGTGTTTGACCAAACTCTTTTTCCATTGCAAGTTCGTGTTCTGCTTCCATTTCTGTATCAGCACTTAGTCCAAAGTGTTGTTGCCATTCAGCATAAGTCTTTTCTGTAATGTTGCCAAAGCCTAAGTATTCACATAGTTCATACTCCATTGCTTTTAGATCATCTACATTACCTGGCATTTCAAATTCAAACATTGGAAATATTATATCATGTCTGCCTGGTATTGCGTTTGGTTCCTGTCTATAGGAAGTGGAGACACAAAAAAACCCCTTACTATCGGGGCTACTTAATAATTCATGTTCTAACCACATCTGGCCTGTTTGCGGCAATGGCCAAACCTGGCCTGCGTAATTGTATGTTGCTACATTGAATGGATCTTCACATGCGGCAAGTATGCTTAGTCTGTTTTGGGTATGGACTTCTAAAAATCCTTTATCCAAAAAAAATGACCTTAAAAGGCCAACTGTCTTCGTAAATTTATTTGGGGATATCAACTGCGTCATTTTCTTTTTTTCCTTTTCATTAGTCAAAAAAAATTTGCTCAACAAGTGCCGAGCTTAATTTTCCTTCTCATTATTTATCCTCGCGACTCCTGTTTTGCCGCAATGCGGACAATGGAAAGTGTAACGTTCAATACGTAACTTTTCTTCCATTGTCGCATAGGTGAACCAGTTAGAACAACTAGTGCAAGTTAAATGCCATATGATCTCTTTAACAGCATTAAACATCTAATCTTGTAATCCTATACAAGGAATAAGAATAGATTGCTTACAGTTATCTGGATAAGCAATAGCTGAACCAAGTATAGGCATACCTACCATACCAATAATGATAATCAAGAACGCCCATCCTAGTCCTTTTAGTGTGCAATAATTAGTTTGCTCACTCATGTTCGCCACCTGCTCCGCGACCAAAGCCGCCAAAGTACTCTGGCTTACGTTTTGCAGTTTCAAATGTTGCAACAGTGACCGCTATGGCACCAAGTAATAATGTGTGTAGTACCATACTGAACACACCCATGTACATGCTACCTACAATGATACCAAATACTGTACACCACATCCATGCAAGAACTTGCATAATCATATGTCGTGTACTAAAGTCTGGAATAACACTTAACGGATTCTTTTCATGATCCATTACTACATTCCAACTGTCGTATACCCATTTCCTCATAAGAGTCTCCTTTTGCTTGTCTATACGTACGACTAATGTAACATAGGAATTGACGGTTGTCAACCTAAAAGTGGTGCCGGCACACGGACTCGAACCGCGGACCTACTGATTACAAATCAGTTGCTCTACCAACTGAGCTATGCCGGCCTTGGAGCGGGTGAGGAGAATCGAACTCCTATCATTAGCTTGGAAGGCTAAGGTCTTACCATTACACAACACCCGCTCATGTGTTTAATATACATACTATATAGCATGTGTTCGGCTTAGTCAATCTCTTTATGAACAAGTTTGTTTATTTCTTTACTAAATACAACATAGGAACTGGATAATATGAGAAAACGTACAAGATCAATACTAGAAGAACTTAGTAGCTTTAGACAAACTACAGACAATGAAGCACTCGTACAAACTACGGGTAATAACCTTATTGAAAGTTCTATTAACTTACTTAATCGCATTGCAGAACAATACGATGCTGAAACTGCTTCGGACTTAGAAAGACGATTCATTAACAGTATACGTAGTGGCGACCCTCGCAAGTTCAAACGTGGTGTAGATAAAATTGTTGAATCACGCAACAAAAAGGATACAAACAATGATTCTTAATGAAGGCGGAAACATATTCAAAGATCCAGAGACTAAAGAACCTGTAACACAGCGTATCAATCAAGCTGACGTTGATCCTACACTTGCATGGTTAGAAAAGATTACAGGACTACCACATAAAGATTTTAAATTAGGTAGCACAGGAATTAGAAGTACAAGTGGCGATATGGATATTGCTGTTAACCAAGATGAAGTTACCAAAGATGAAATGGTTGCTAAACTTGCGGCATGGGTACAAAAGAATCACCCAGGAGACGATCTTAAAAAATGGATTAGAAAAAGTGGCATCAACGTACACTTCCTAACTCCAATCAATGGCAACCCTGAAGAAGGCTATGTACAAACAGATTTAATGTTTGGTGAGCCTGAGTTCATGAAGTTCGCACTCAAAGGCAGTGGCGACAACACACCATACAAAGGACAACATAGAATGATCCTTATTAGCAGTATTGCTAAAGCACAAGGATACAAGTTTAGTAGTGGAGCAGGATTAGTAGATAGAATTACAAATCAAACTATATCTAAAAACCCAGATGAGATTGCAAAAACATTAATGGGCGATACTGCTACAGCAAAAGATATGGATAGTGTTGAAACAATCATTGCAAAAATTAAAACAGACCCTAACTACGAAAACTTAGTTAAAGACGCTAGAGACAACTTCGAAAAGAACGGACTAGAGTTACCCAAATGAGATTTAACGAAATAATAAACGAAGCAGAAGCTCGAATACAACATGCTGAAGACTTAATCTTCTTCCATGGTAGTGCAGGTGCCAAACGTGCATTGGATTCAATTGCCAGCATGGGTACAGGAGGACATACTAATGCAACAATTAAATGGGATGGATCTCCCGCAGTCATTTTTGGCCGCGATGAAAATGGAGAGTTCATACTTACAGACAAGTCAGGCTTTGGTGCAAAAGGATACGACGGCAAATCAAAAAGTGCTGATGACCTTGAGCAAATGTTCCTCAACCGTAGTGGTGGAAAGAACAGAGATAAACCAGGCTATGTAGCATTCGCAGGTAGAATGAAAGCTCTGTTTCCTATTGCAGAAAAAGCTGTTCCAATTGAACACAGAGGATTCTTTAAAGGCGACATGCTTTACTTTGATACACCAACTAACAACAAAGGCGTATTACAGTTTACTCCTAACACAGTAACTTACACAGTACAAGCAGACAGCGATGTAGGTAAGAAGATACTAGCAAGTCAAGCTGGTGTAGTTATTCACAGAGTAGTAGATGCGGCAGGTGCTGAAAGTCCTTTAAAAGATTACGACATGTTCCAAGGATCAAAACTATTAGTGTTACCTCCAGTAGTTGCACAAACGGCTCCAGAGGTTGACCTAACTAAACTAAAAAGTTTACAAGGTGTTGTTGCTAAGAATGGTCCTGCTATTGATAGTCTGTTAGACACAGCTACATTACAGCAAATGCAAGTTAGTGACTTTGCACAAATACTTTATGCTTATACAAATAGTAAAGTAGACTCAGGATTAGCCAACTTAGGTAAAGACTTTGTACAATGGTTAACAACTAGCAAAGTATCTAAGAAGAAACAAGCAAAAATTATTGAGTATATTAAAACGCACATGAAGGCGTTTCAGGCAATGTGGCAAACTGTTTCAGGGATAATGGAAGTCAAGGACGACATTATTACACAAATGGAAAGCAAACAAACAGACATTAAGGCATCTATCGCAGGGAAGCCAGGTGGCGAGGGCTATGTATTAGCCAACCCAGGCGGCGATATTAAATTAGTAAACCGCTCTGAATTTAGTAAAGCTAACAGAGCAATTAAACGGGAGAGTAAACATGAAAGCATCTGATTTTGATAGCGACTTCGCCGACATGAAAAAAGGGTTTGACCCAGCGGACGATGATAATGCAGATATGGATAAAGAATTTAAGCAAATGCCAATGATTACACAGATTGGTAAGATTTTAGATTCAAGAGGTAACCCTAATCCAGTTACACATTTAACAAGTGAAACTGGCAAGAAATACAAAGCTAGTGTTACACATGCACAAACACTTAAAATGATGTTAACAACTGATGCAGTTAAGCCTGCAATCAAACGTGAGTTTACATTAGACATTGCACAAGACGAACTGTTAGGTAAAATGTTAAGTGCTAAGAGTCAAGAAGAAATGGTCAACATCTTTAAAGACAAGTATATGAAAGATGGTGGCAACACAGAACGCAGAAGTAATTACGCATAATGGAACTTAACTTTTTAACAGAACTACACGAAGCGAGGATGACTCGCAACACGTCTGATAACTCTAAATTAAGTTATACAGATTGTTGTGAGCGTCTTTACTTGATGACATTAGTGTTAGAACTGTTAAGAAAGTTTTCAGAGTTCAATGGTACCGTAGCAGGATACGCAACAAAGACTACACAGAATCAAAACTATAGACAGTTTAGGATGCATGGCACTGATCTCTATAACTTAATATATTTTGTTAGTGGAGACGATGATGCAATGATGAAACTCAAAGACTTTGAAAGTGCAAAGAAAGTTAGAGCTAGTACATTTTTACCTGTAATGGGATTAAACAGATGGCTAATAACTTTAAAAGGTACAAGCAAAACATCAGGCAGTGAAATGCTTATGTCAATTGAACGTGCTTGTAAAATTACTAATACTGATTACAAAACAATTAGACGAGCAGTAACTAATTGGGATAGGCTTAGTGGCGCAGATAAAAAGAAATGGGTAACTAAACTATTACTTGCTTCAAGAGCTAAACTTCGTAACAGTGATATTATTATGTACCTTGAAGAACTAGCAAGAAAAGCTAACCTTGAAGATACTAAAGTAAAAGACAACGAACCTACAGTAAGTAAGCCAGACATGGTTCCAACTACTGCACAAGACCTAGCACTATACAGATACATTGTTGGTGCAAAGAACGTAATGGGAACTAAAAAGTTTTTAGATGCGGCAAAGAAAGGTCAAAGTATGTCACCTGCATTCGTTAAAGCATATCTACCAGCAGTAGAATTAATAGACGATATCGTAAAAGCAGGCCCAGGATACATACAAATGCTACGAGCATTGCAAAAAAGAGCTAAAAACAGCCGATAATCCATCCATTTTCCTAAAACGGATAAATAAAAGTAACCACAATACACGAGAAAAAGTGTGTGGCCATTAGAGCCGAGGGAAACCTCATTTATAACATAGGAGAAATAAAATGGCTGGAGTAGCAAGAACAACTGGACTAGGACATGCACACGCAACGTTATATAGTACAGCAAATTTAGGATTTTACGTAGTTGACGCAGGAGCTTCATTAGCGGCTGAAGGCGGAATTGGTAAAGCATTAGAACTAATTGCACAAGCAATTAACCCAATCGCAATGAACAGTGAAGGTACTGCTGGATTGTTAAACATTGTAGTTGACGACACACAGTGGGACGCGGCTTCTTTACAAGCGGCAATCAGACACTTAGGTGCGGCGGCTGGATCAGGCGACTATGACGCGACTGGTGCAACTGTAACTGCAGGTGGACAATTCATCGTAAGTGCATAATAGTACTAACGTAAATTAAAACTTAGAAAGGGCTCAGTTTTTACTGGGCCCTTTTTTTATGGCCATAAATAGATGCATGGACACATTCATCATTGAAACACTCGTAGACATAACCAATACTGGATTGAACAAGTTCAAAACTGAAGATCGTCATTTGATTAATCAACAGTCTAACTGGAATACAGCACAGCAAGTTATGAGTATGAGAGCAAACATATACTTTGATACAAAGCCCACAGTTGAAAAAAGAGATATTAAAGACTTTGGTACAGCGTTTAAGGGCAAACATAATGTATGGTCGTTTCGTTTTGATGTTGAACAAGAAGGTGCCCTAAGTGTTGATGCACTAAAAGATGACTTTGATTTAATACCAGTTATACCTGGTTTAGATAGCACAATTACTATAAATAATAGTGCGTTCAGAACAAAAGATTCAGAGCGTATTAATATTATTTTTAAAGTAGTAGATAAAGACGTATAAACTGCTAATAAATACTATAGTAAAAAGGCACATATAACATCTCGCATATAAACACATTAGGCTAACAGAAAAGTTTACTAATCACCATTTGAGCAATGGGTTTAAAGGATAAAATATATGGCAACGCCGTTAGAAAAAAAGAACTTAGAAGCACACGTTGATTTGTGCGAACAACGATATATACGTTTAGAGTCACGTTTAGCCAGCGTTGAGGACAAGCTAGAGCATGTCCATAATGATATTACACATGGCAACAAAGCTATGTTTAAAGTTTTAATTGGTGCAACAGGAACCATTGTTGCAGGACTACTTAGTACTATTGTAGTCATACTAATGAACTTTACCAACTAATTACACTTCCCTACTTACATAGATAAATACACGTATGCTGATACGTGAAGTCACATCAATAGACGAAAAACAAATTTGGGCACGTTCTGGAAAGAAAGTAGTCCGCAAGTACCGTTGTACCCAAGGTCCTCGTAAAGGACGTATAGTGAAGAAGATGTCGCAATGTTTTGCGGCACCTAATATTAAAGCAAGAATTAACATGAAACGCTTACGAGCTAAGATAGGCGGCAAGATGATGCGTAAGGCTCGCAGAACTAAACGTGTTAATCCTGTTTCACGCAGAGTACAAGCGTTAAATAAAGCTGGACGCAGAAGATGAAGATAGCAGAGATTAAAGAAGGCGTTATCGGCATATGGGGCAAGACAAAAGGCAAGTTAGTACGTAAATACAGATGTACAAGCGGAACACGTAAAGGGCGTATTGTTGCTAAGCCGGCAACATGTAACGCAACTAAAAGAGTTGGAAGTGCGTTAAATATTAAACGTGCTAAGGCTAAAAGAGGTAGTACAATGCAAGTCAGATCCTCTCGTACTAAACGTGCAAGTGGATTAAGTAAGAGAGTTGCTGGGGCAAATAAGCCACAGTCACAAGCAAGGTATAAAAAGCCTACAAGAAAAAAGAGTTTTAAAAAGAGATCTAAATAATGAGAGCAGACGAGTTTACAAAACCAAAACAAGAACAACAGGTTGTTGAAGTAGTTCCGGCTATTGCGGCGGCAGTTGGTAGAGTCGGTGCTCAAATGGGTACAGCGGCCGCGAAGGCCGGTATGAAAGTTGCTACTGCTGGAATGAAAGCAGGTGCTAAAGCTGGAGCCAATCTAGCTAAAGGTGCAGGTAAAGCGGCAATGAAATCAATTGGCAAGGCACAGGCTAACATAACAAAGAGCATACTTAAAAAAGGTGCCAAGTTAGCAATGCCAACAGCAGGGCCAGGTGGCAAAGAACAAGAATTTGATATAGATGACGTCCAAGGCGATCAAGTCATCTTAAAGAATCCAAAACCAAAAGCAGGTGAACCACAGTCGTTTGTCTATAACAAAAAAGACTTAGACGATGTAGTAAAACAAAAAGCTGATGCAATAGCACAAATGGGTAAAAGTTAATGAAACTAAAACAAGTGCTAGAGGGATTTACAATACAAGTAAGCAATGAGGAACAGGAAATTCTAGATAGAATGACTCATATTACTCCTCTCAATGCTTTTCCTCAGAGGGAACAATTTATTATTGAGAATTTGATTAGAAAAGCGTTGGTAACAAAAGTTGCTAACAAAGGTATGACAATGGTGATCGCAAATGAACTCGAAACGTATAATTGAAGATTTAGATAGTATTATGGAAGAAGGCCTTAATAGGGTACATGTTCCATATGCAAAGGGTAAGAGTGTTCGTATAAAGAACACCGTGATTAGACAGACGAAACAAGGATTTTTAGTGTTTGACGTAAAGACACATACAAGAATAGCAGAAACATTTAGTAAGCGTGGAGCCATTGCTTATGCAAAAGCTCGTGCTAAAGGATATGATGCAAAGTGTAGTGAAATACTAGATTTAGATGCAGGATTAAGCAAACATTACATGGATAGCTTGTTCCATAAGCATAGCATTGAACAAACGAACGACGAAATGCGTAAAATGGCGTTAGAAACTAGGTTTGAGATAGCAAAAGACCGTACTTTTCAATATATGGACCAAATCGACAGGTTCATCTTTAACGAAGAATGATAAATAATATTAATGTAAGGAACAACTGATATGAAACTTAACGATTTGAAAAAACCTTTAACAGCTAATGCTTTAAATGAAAGCCTAGCTAAAACTTTTGGAACAAGAATTGCTCTTGATAAATTTACTGTGGAGCAACTAGAAGATGCACGTAATAAATTACGTACACAGCTAAGCCAAGTTGAAACAAGCGAACAGTTTGAAAGCGTACATTCAAGTGATACATATCAGAAAGCTAAAATGTTCCTAGACGTTATCAATCAAGAGATGCTTGAAAGAGAAACTGCTAACGAAGCGAAACCAGACTTTTTAGATTTAGACAAAGACGGCGACAAGAAAGAGCCAATGAAGAAAGCCGCAAAAGAAAAAGGCGATTCAAAAGATTCAGACTCAAAAGGCTTATCAGCAAAACAAAAGAAACTTCCAGCAGGTTTGCAAAAAGCTATTGCAGGCAAAAAGAAAACTAATGAAGGCGCAGAAGAAGCGGCCACTTTAGTTATGGCGGCCAAAGACATGGTAGACCGTGTTACAGGTTGGATGGAAGACACAGCAGAAATGCAAACAGAAAGTATGCTAGAACTAGGCGACAAAATTAGAGATGAGATGGGTTCAGAAGCATCTGAAACATTTATTGGAACTGTAAAACCAGCACTAGAAAATCTTTACACAGTATTTGAAACAACCAGAGAAGCATTAACAGGTGGCGTAGCTATCGTAACAGGCGAAGGCGCTCCAGAGACTATGGGAACAGACGTTGAGGCTCCTGCAGAGGACCCAGCTATGGAACCAACAGTTGACCAAGACGCCGATGCTGAAGCACCAGTAGATGATGAATTTGGAGCAAGTGAACCTGCAACAGGCGGAGAAGAAATTGCGGACAGAGGTAAACGAGAAAGTGTTTTACGCTCACGCAGACTAGCTCAGTTATTAACTGATTCAAAAAAAAAGGTAGTACCTCAAGCAAAAAAGTAGCTGAGGCTTCCGATTCAGACACCAAGTCTTCCTTAATAAACGTATTTAGAAATGTGATAGGTAGTGCCGATACTCAAAATCAGCCTGCCTATCTTTCATTTGATGCAATGAACACTATCATGAAGAACTTAAAAAAGCCACAGTTTGATTACGATGGCTTCAAAAGAATTTATGATGAGAATCCAGAGATACAACCATTAGTTAAAAACTTTGATTCAAAAGGTATTACTCTTTACACAAAGAAAGAAGCACCTAGCGATGCACCAAAAGGTCAAAAGACTGACGGCGAAGTAGATAAAATGGCTCAACGTGCAACATCAAAAGCAACTGCATAACAAAACCACTTGACAACGTAGAACACTTCCTGTATACTATATAATGTATAGGAGGAAACTATGAATGAAGTATCTATTGTACCTAATCTAGTTTGGAAATATAATTATAGTCCAGGCTTTGATGTACAAGCATTTAAAGACTACCAATCCACAGAAGCACAGTTACATCAAACAGAAGCTGATGGTGGCAAGAGTACGGCAGGTCATGCTAACCCTCCTCACGAATGGGAATGTAATAGAGATTTTATGATTTGGTTACGTCCAAAGATTGAAATAGCTCTAGCTGAATGGGATATACAGTACACAGATATTATTGCTACAGGTAGTTGGACTAATTTACACAAACGAGATGCACATACATTACCACATGATCATGGTAGTGCAAACGTAGTAGTGTCTGCATACGTACAAGTTCCACCACAAAGTGGTAACATAGAGTTTGAACAGTTACTAAGAACTAACTGGTCAGGTTATTCACGTATTCCTACTAACACAATACACGATTACTGGAAAGAAGTAAGTGTACAAACTAATGACGTTGTAATATTTCCGGGTTGGCTAACACACAAGACTCAAGCAAGTAACAGCGATGAAGATAGAATTACATTTACTATTAATACCAACGGCAGAGATAGGAACGATATACCACTATGACACAACGTATGGACCTAGGCACATTAATGAGTGCAAGTAATCAATGGATAGTAGATATTAGATGTCCTTTCCATGAACAGTTTTTACAGCTATTTGAAAATGACAAGTTTAGGGGTGAAGACCAAAGCAAAGTTAAAACAACATTCAATGGTTACCAATATGATATTACTCCTCCTAACTTACCTGCATGGGGTGGCAAAGTTGTAAGGTCAGATAAGATGAATCCTGACACACCTGAACAACAAGGCTTTCCAAGCAGTAAACTTCTTAAAGAAACAAGATTTGAACCATCAGTACAGTCAAACTTTCCTCCTATAGACAAAGAAAAGTTTGATAACATTGATTGGAAACAACTAATGGAATGGGTAATGAAAGTTGTTAGACGCAACGGCATTCCTGTTAAAACTATTAAAGTAAGTAAGACTTGGTGTGTTGACTATAGTGATGGCGGATACCAAGCAATACACAATCACGGAAGTGCATGTATTAGTATGGTAATGGCTATGGATGAAACTCCTGTTAACGACAGTGACCATAAAACTATGTCACCTGACAACGGTATGCTTTACACACTAATGCCTAATCCAGATGGTACACAAGAATACAATCAATTTGCACCATATCCAGGTAGAACAGTTATTATGGATGGTAGAGTGTGGCACGGAGTTTATCCTTGTAAAGCACCAAGGCGTACATGGGTAGTTGACTTTGACTTTGATTACTTTGCACCAGACGAGGAGTTTGATCCTAATGAGTGAAACATGTGAAACATGTCGTATTGCAATCAGCGAGGACGGCATTGAAATAGATTCAAGTCAAGGTGATATTATATTAGAAGCAACAGTACTTGGTGGTATTGTAATTGTTATAGCATTATTATATGTAGGCAAGAAGTGGATAGACAGGAAATTTAAGTAATGGATAAAGTATACACAGGATACAATCAAGCTGTAATTGAAACACACTATGACGGATGGTCTGTTGTACATCAACAAGCAAACAATCACGTTACAGAAGTTAAAGACTATCCTAGACGAATACAAAGTACTATTGATCCTAACTGTTTTGTAGGTATGGAAAACTGGGTTAGAGATAAAATGAATGAACATAACATACCCGTAAAGAAAGTAACAGTAGACGAAAGCTGGTTGCACAACTACAAACCACACGAGTATCAGAGTGTACATAATCATACAGGCAAACCTAATCTAATTAGTTTAGTAATGTATGCACAAGATTTAGAATTAGATCTACCAAACGATAATTCGGGTTCGTTATACACGATTATTGCAGAAAGAGATCTTACCCTTAGTATTAATGAGATAGTACCTACACCAGGTAAAACAGTACTAATGACAGGCAACGTTAATCATGGAACGTACCCTTACCACAACGTAAGGAGTGCATTGGTTATCAATTTTGTAACAGAATGGCTAGAGCCAGAGGAAGAAATTAAATGAGTTTAATAACCGAACAGTATGATTATAAAGAGCTAAAAAGAGAAAGCGTAAACGGCAAGCGTTTGTACGCTTGTCCAGATGGTAACCATGTAGCAAGTGTTACAACAATCCTTAGTAAAACGAAGGATATGACGCATTTAAACGCATGGCGTAAGCGTGTTGGAGAAAAGAAAGCACAAGAGATTGTAACAGAAGCCGCTAGTGTTGGAACACGTATGCACAAGTTCTTAGAGGATTACATACTAGAAGGCGAATGGCCACAACCAGGCAGTAACCCTTACAGTCAACAAGCAAACAAGATGGGTGAACAAATCCGTGATAATGCTATGGTTGACGTAGATGCTATATGGGGTACAGAAGTGATGCTTTATCACCCTCAAATCTACGCAGGAACGACTGATCTTGTAGGAACATACAAAGGCCAGCCTTGTATTATGGACTTTAAACAATCTAACAAGCCTAAGAAGAAAGAATGGATTGAAGATTACTATTTGCAGTTAACAGCCTATGCCTTAGCACATAACGAAATATACGGCACAGACATTAAAGAAGGGCATGTATTTGTATGCTGTCGCGACTTAACGTATCAGCAGTTTGATCTATGGCCAGACGAATTTAAGGAGTGGGAATCTAAGTGGTGGGACCGTGTATATCAATATTATGACTCCATGAAGTGATAAATACTAATAGCAAATTAGGAGAAATATAGTGGCGATTGTACAAATTTCACGTATACAGGTTAGACGCGGACAAAAGAATGCAGGTACTGGCATACCGCAATTAGCTGGCGGTGAGTTTGGCTGGGCTGTAGATGCTAGAGAACTTTACATTGGTAACGGTTCAGTATCAGAAGGTGCACCAGCAGTTGGTAATACAAAGATTATTACACAACATGATAACTTGTTTACGTTTGCAGACACATACAAGTACAAAGCAACGGATGAAACAATCCAAACAGGTGCTACTGCTACAACTCCAGTTACTAGAACATTACAAGAAAGACTAGACGAAACAGTAAATGTATTGTCGTTTGGTGCATTAGGTGATGGTTCAGATCAAACAACAGTTTTACAAAGAGCTATTGATCAACTATACCTAAACAATGCATCAAAAGGAAGTGTTACAAGTAGAGTAAAATTATATTTTCCAGCAGGTAATTACACATTATCAAACAGTTTAAAAGTTCCGCCACATGCTACACTAGTTGGTGAAGGCAGTGAAAGAACAATCATTACACAGACTGGTGCGTTTCCAATTATAGAAACTGTTAATAGCACAAGTACTCCAGGTACATATGCCAGTGATGCAACTAGCTCATTTATTAATCAAGCACAAGATATTAAAGTGTCAGGCTTTACACTAGTACAACAAACTGTTAATACAGGACTAGCATTGACTAGTTGTAGAAACAGTACGTTTGAAGATATTACTATTAAAGGCACTTGGTCAACAGGTACAGTAGTAACAGCAACACAAGTTGGTGTACTATTAAACAGTTTATCAACAGCAGTAAGTTCAAACAATAATACGTTTACTAACTGTACTATCGAAGGACACTCATATGGTGTGTTTAGTGATTTTGATATTAAAGAAAATACGTTTAGTAATACAACATTTAAAACTTTAGACAGAGGTGTTGTATTTGGACAAGGAACTACTATTGGTGCTCAAGGACAATTAACAGGTCCACAGAAAAATACAATTACTAGTAGTACATTTACAGACATTGACGAATACGGTATATTTGTTAACAAGGGTAACTATAATAGAAGCACACATAACACATTTACTAGTGTTGGTAACAATGGTGGAGCAAACTCAAATGCTTCATTTGCTATTATTAAGTTTACAGACGGTACTGCATTAACTAATAGCAGTGACGGTGACTTCTTTGACAGAACAGCAGATTTGTCATATAACCAAACATTGATTTCAGGCTACAAATATGTACCAGAAGTTGAAGGGCCAGGATTATTTAAAAATGAGTTTTCATATAGAATTCCTGTAGCACAACAGAATACATTTGTAAGAGTATTAAAGTGTAGTGGCGAAGTTAGTAAAAACGTACAAATTGCGTATGTATACAAATCAACAGCCGTTAACGCAATTAGAGAAGGTGTACTAAACATCTTTGTTAACCTTGCAGACGGAACTACGCAAACAACAGACGAGTTTACATTTTTAGGAACTGACGCATACAGACCTAATTTAGAATTTCAAACAGCATTAGCTGATGAGGATGGAGATGCAACTAACGAAACAATAGTTGTGCAGATGAAGAATACAACAACTAGTGATACAGGGTCAATATCCTTTAACGTTACATATAAGACTTAATGCAAGAATTAAATTTTGAGAGCAGGCTCTTTGACTGGTCTAGATTTAGAAAGAAACTAGAAACAAGTAATAAGCCCTTCCAGGACGCAATCTCCTACTATGATAGACACGAACGCTGTAAATTAAGCATTGATCCTTGGGATCGTGCAACATGGCCTAGTCCGTGGGAGATATTACTCCAAAATAAAATTTGTGACTTGACACATAGCCTAGCTGTGTGTTATACTTTACAATTAACTGATAGGTTTTCCCAAAGTGATTTTGAGATACATATCAGTACAGATAAGACAAGTGAGGTATTTTTTTATCCTGTATTCGTAGATAACCATGTATTGTGTTATGAATTTGACGAGGTTTGCCAAAGAGCAGATTTACCAACAGAATTTATATCACAACGCATATATCGAATGCCCCGGCTTCAATAAATACACTTACATTAATATTAAAGATTAAGATTAAAGATTAGGAGATAGAGAATGACAAACGGCTTGGGAATCCAAATCCAAAAAAGAGATGGGTCAAGTGTACCACTAGACATCAATAAAATTCACTTTGTTGTAGAAGAAGCGTGTGAAGGACTAGCAGGAGTTAGTAGTAGTCAAATTGAAATGAATGCAAACATTCAATTCTATGACGACATGAGTACAGCAGAGATTCAAGAAATCCTAGTTAAAAGTGCAAACGATTTAATTACATTAGAAAATCCTAACTATCAGTTTGTCGCGGCACGTTTATTATTATACCCTATCTACAAAGAGTCATTTGGCCAATACAATCCTATTCCTTTAATTGATGTAATCAAACGTAACATTGACCGTGGTGTATACGATCCAGCTATCTTAGAAAAGTATACCGAAGACGAACTTTCAACATTAAACAAATACATTAAGCATAAACGTGATGAGAACTTTACGTATGCAGGACTTCGTCAAGTAGTTGACAAGTACCTTGTACAAGATAGAAGCAGTGGTGACATTTATGAATCTCCACAAATGATGTACATGATGATCGCGGCAACATTGTTCGCAGAATATCCAGCACAATCACGTATGCAATATGTAAGGAGATACTACGATGCGACCTCCCTTTTTAAAATCAATATCCCGACGCCCGTTATGGCCGGCGTCCGCACACCTCTTAGACAATTTGCTTCTTGCGTACTTGTTGATAGCGATGATACCCTTAATTCCATTTTTAGTTCTGATATGGCTATTGGGCGTTATACCGCACAAAGAGCAGGAATAGGAATTAACGCAGGACGTATTAGAGCAGTAAACAGTAAAATTAGAGGTGGTGAAGTAGCACACACAGGTGTTGTCCCATTCCTAAAGAAGTTTGAAGCAACAGTACGTTGTTGTACACAAAATGGTGTACGTGGTGGTAGTGCAACTACACACTTCCCAATATGGCATTACGAAATTGAAGACATCCTTGTGCTAAAGAATAACAAAGGTACAGAGGATAACAGAGTACGTAAGTTAGATTATTCAATTCAGCTTAATAAAACTATGTATGAAAGATTATTATCCGGCGGCGATATAACTTTGTTCTCGCCACATGAAGTGCCAGACTTATACGAAGCATTTTATTCAGACCAAGATAAGTTTGCAGAGTTGTATGCAAAATATGAACGTAGCAAAACATTACGTACAAAAACTATTTCAGCAATGGACTTGTTTAGTGCATTAATTAAAGAACGTGCAGAAACAGGACGTATCTATATTATGAATGTTGATCATGCTAATACACACAGTTCATTTAAGGACACAGTTTACATGAGTAACTTGTGTCAAGAGATTACATTACCAACTAAGCCACTACAACACATTGACGATCCAGAAGGTGAAATTGCATTGTGTATTCTTAGTGCTATTAACGTAGGTAAAATTAACAATCTAGATGAACTAGAAGACTTGTGTGATATGGCAGTAAGAGCATTAGATGAAATTATTGACTATCAGAAGTATCCAATTTTAGCCGCAGAGAAAAGTACTAAAGCAAGACGTAGCTTAGGTGTAGGTTACATTGGACTAGCACATTACCTAGCTAAGAATCAAGTTAAGTATAGCGACAAAAAAGCATTAACAAAAGTACACGAGCTAACAGAAGCATTTCAATATTATCTGTTACAAGCGTCAAACAATCTAGCTAAAGAAAAAGGCAAGTGTGAATATTTTGACCGTACTAAATATAGCGATGGAGTACTACCCATTGACACATATAAAAAGGACTTGGATGACGTATGCAAGATTACACTAAAATATGATTGGGAGACTCTTAGATCTTCAATTGTTAAGGACGGACTTAGGCACTCAACGTTGTCCGCACAGATGCCATCGGAAAGCAGTTCCATTGTGTCGAATGCCACAAACGGTATTGAGCCACCTAGAGGATTCTTGTCCATTAAGAAAAGCAAAAAAGGGCCTCTTAAGCAGATTGTTCCACAGTATCAGTCATTAAAGAACTATTACACATTGCTATGGGATATGCCTAGCAACGAAGGCTATATTAACATAGTAGCAGTAATGCAAAAGTTCTTTGATCAAGCAATTTCAGGTAACTGGAGTTACAACCCAACACACTTTGAAAACAATGAAGTTCCAATGAGTGTAATGCTACAAGATATGTTAACTACATATAAGCTAGGTTGGAAAACTTCATACTACCAAAACACCTATGACTTCAAGTCTGATCCTAACGATTTAGAAGATGAACAAGAAGAAGTTAAGTTAGAAAGCCCTATTAACGGCTTTGAACCACAGATTGGACGTGCGGAGTTTAACGGCACAGACGATGAGTACGAAGAATATTGCGACAGTTGTGCAATTTAGTACTTGACAAATACATAAGACTAGTGTATATTAATAAATACGCTATTAGAGAAAAAAGAGAGAGACATGGCAAAGACAGTATTTAATCGTGAAGCTGTAGACTTCACAAAGCAACATATGTTCTTCGGAGCAGATCAAAACACACAGAGATACGATACATTTCGTTTCCCTGTATTTGACAAACTTAACCAAACAATGCTTGGTTACTTTTGGCGTCCTGAGGAAGTATCGTTACAAAAAGATAGAGCTGACTTCCAAAACTTTCGTCCAGAAGAAAAACACATTTTTACAAGTAACCTAAAGTATCAAACACTACTAGATAGTGTACAAGGAAGAGGACCATGTCTTGCTTTCTTGCCTCATGTATCTTTACCAGAACTAGAAGGTTGTATTGTTACTTGGGACTTCTTTGAAACTATTCACTCACGTAGTTATACACACATTATGAAGAATGTATATCCTAATCCAAGTGAAGTATTAGATCATATTTTAAATGACGATGAAATTATTAAACGTGCAGTTAGTGTAACTAAAAACTATGATGCATTTACAGGTGCGGCAGACGCATTCATTCATCGTAAAGAAGGAACCATGCGTGACGTTAAGAAAAAAATGTTCCTTGCTATGATGAACGTAAACATCTTAGAAGGATTACGTTTTTATGTTTCGTTTGCATGTACATTTGCATTTGGTGAGCTAAAGAAAATGGAAGGCTCAGCAAAGATTATTAGTCTTATTGCTCGTGATGAAAGTCAACACCTTGCATTAAGTTCACACGTTCTTAAGAATTGGATGCGTGGCGATGACGATCCAGAGATGGCTAAGATTGCAAAAGAATGTGAAGCAGAAGTTTATGAAATGTGGAAGGCATGTGTTAACGAAGAAAAAGCATGGGCTAAACATTTAATGAAAGACGGATCAATTATTGGTCTGAACGAAAGACTGTTAGGCGATTACGTAGAGTACATTGCCAACCGTAGGCTTAAAGCATTAGGATACTCAACTATCTTTGATGCATCATCAACCCAAAACCCGCTACCGTGGACACAACATTGGCTATCTAGCTCAGGCTTGCAAGTTGCACCTCAAGAGACAGAAGTTGAAAGTTATATCATCGGTGGGATTAAACAAGACGTGTCAACAGACAGTCTAAAAGGATTTAAACTATAATGCAAAAGGCAGACAACAACACCACAGTAGTATATTCAAAACCAAATTGTAGCTATTGTGTAAAAGCAAAACATCTATTAAAAAGTAAAGGCGTAGACTTTATCGAAATGATTATTGGTAAAGACATTCCAGTTGAACAGTTGATGGAAGAATTCAAAGTTAATAATCTTCCAATGCCACGAACTGCTCCGCAAATTATTTTCAAGGGTAAGTATATGGGTGGTTATCACGAATTAGAAAAACACTTAGAAACTGGAGAATAATATATGTTAATTGAAGCACCTTACAAAAAAGGCGATATTGTTACTATTAAACTTATGTCAGGCGAAGAGCTTGTAGGTAGGTTTGAAAAAGAAGATGATAAACAAATCCAACTTCATTATCCACTAACACTAGTTGCTAGTGAAAAAGGTATTGGCTTACAACAGTTCTTGTTTACAGCAGAAGTAAACAGAAGCTATACTGTTAAGCATACTGCTATTTCTTTATGTGTACCTACTGCAAAACAGTTTGCTGAAGCATACGAAAAACAAACATCACCAATCATCAAAGCACCTGCAGGATTAGCTGACATCATTAAATAGCAGATAAATACTTTGTAAGAGGAGTATTAATATGCCAGAAATGATTTATAGACGTATTCAAGACAATGGTAGTATTGTTAACTTTAATGTTGAAAAAGAAGGTACACCATTTATTATTGTTACATATTTAGGAAAAGAAACAAGGGTACATGGCCCACAAGCCGCTCTTGATAAAAAGTTTGCAGGTGGAACACCTAAGTATGTTGATGATACTGTAGATGCTAAAGCAGTTAAACTTGAAACTGCCTGTGATGCTACAATGGCAACTGCAACAGATGCCTGTGCAGTTATGGGTAGTATTGGTTCATTAGCACCTGATGTTGAAACAGCTATATCAGCCTCCGAAACAGAAGAAAAAATTAACGAGTTACTAACAGAGTCTATGGACGTGGCAGGTGAGGCAACTGAAAAGATTTCTGAAATCAATACTAACATTACAGATGCAACAGCTAAGACAGAAGAAGTTAATGCTCTTATCGAACGTTTAGAAGCAATAGAACTTGACGATGATACTCCGGATCCGCAACTGTACACAGTAGCAAGAGAAGAATTAGAAACTGCCTTAGACAATTATATTAATGGTGTGTCTGAGACAATGAACGACTTAAATGAAGTACTAGGTGATGAAGCACCAGACGTTGGACAAGAGATTAACGATGCGTGTGCAGTAGTGTCAGAAAACATTGGTGCATGTCAAGGTGAACTAAGTGCAATGGTTGCCGCAGTTAAAACAGGTAACTGTAAAGGAATAACAACTGCACTACAAAATACAAAGTTTACACCTAGTGGACAAGCAGGTGAGATTAAAGAGAAAATGAAAAGCGATGTTCCGGCACAAACAAGAACTATACAATCAAATGGTAGTATTGTTAACTGGAATATTGACAAGAAGAAACCTTTCAGAGATGTTATGCACCAAGGTAAGCTAACAAGAGTATATGCTACAACAGAACAACTAGACAAAGCATTTCCTGAATCAATATTGGTAGCAGTATAATGAGTGCTATACCTAAAGTTCAATTAAAAGCTAACAGTCAACTTGTTAACTTTAATGTTAATACTAAGTTGAATAGTGAAATCAAAGTTATAAATGGTGTAGAAACAGAAGTGTTTGGTGATCCTTCAATGATTGCTGAACGATTTCCTGACCTACCAGAAGCATCGTTACCCGACTTTGGCATTCCTGATCCTGCGGCAGACTTACCTGTAATACCATCTGATCTAGGTGGACTTATACCAGATTCAATTAAAAATGCTACAGCTAACAAATTAGAACTAGCTAAACAATCAACAGCAAGTGCAAGTTCTAAGATAGGTAATTTGTTTACTAGCTTTGCTGGTTTAGATACAAGAAAGATATCTGAACTTGCATCATTAGGAGAACTAGAAGCAAAGATTCATAACGCTAAAGTATTACTTGGTGATGTTCCTGCATCAGCAGAACCTAAGTCAGCTGAACCAAGTAACAAGCCTGCGAAGTCATTACAGATACAAAGCGGTGGTGGCATTGTTAACTTTAATGTTAATAAGAAACTTCCGTACAAAGATGTTATGTATGATTACATGAGCGAAGGTTTAAAACTGTACAGAATATACGGTACACAAGCACAACTAGATTCACAATTTCCAACAGGGTCAGCATAGATGGGACAACCAATAGCAAGAATTGGCGACAGGACACAAGGTACTTGTTATCATCCTAGTCATCCACCTTTAGACATTGGTGGTACTATTATAACAGGTAGTCCGAACGTGTTTACTAACAACATTCCTACAGCAAGACTAGGAGACCTAGTTGAAACTGACTGTGGGCATATAGGTAAAATTATAACAGGATCAACAATAGACATTACTAATGAGTTACTTACAGCAAGGATTGGTGATGTAATTGATACAGACGCTCCTTACAAGGCAGTTATTGTTACAGGTAGTACAGACGTAGCAGGTGATCCACAAGCAACAGCAGAAGAACAAGCGAACGCAATAGGTAACGTAGTTGCACAAGCAATGGGCTTTGAAAAGGTTACACTTGATCCAGTAGAAGCCGCAGACATTATTATTGGTCGTAAGATTGAAAGAGATAACGGAGTTGATCCAGATACAACAGAAGCAGTAGAATATGGCGATGGTGGTATTCCAACTGCTAGACGTGGTAATGAAAGTCCTGTACTTACAGGTGGAGAATCCGGAGTAACAAATACAGCAGGACCACAACCGGCTCCAGCAAGTTCATCGTCAGATGGAGAGTTAGTTGAAGAAGTTCCAAGTAAACAACCATCAAATGCAGATGGACAATTTATTAAATGGTTACCACACGTTGACAGTAGAGTGAAACCACAAGTTGTAACAGGCTTAGAAAGAATATCTAGAGAGATGGGTTTCCAATTAGTTTGTACTAGTGGATATAGAAGTCCAGAATACAATTCAAGAGTTGGTGGATCTAAGAAAAGTCAACACATGTTAGGAAATGCTGTCGACATTGTTCAGACAGGACTAACAACAGCACAACGTCAAAAGTTCATTCAAGCGGCTATTGACGCAGGGTTTACTGCAATTGGCATATACAATACATTTACGCACATTGATATTAGAGGTGCAAAAGTGGCTTGGGGTTCCAATGGAAGTAGAACTGGCCTACCAAAATATCCATGGGCACAACAGACCTTAAAAGCTAATGGATATGCTACTAGTTAAACCACTTTAAAGATAAATGCACTCAAAGATAGCATAAATAAGCTCGAAGACTCTCCCGGAGTCTTTTTATGTTATAATATAGATAAGGATATAATAAAATAAAATGAAAAAAGTAACGATGGTGTTAGCCGTCTTGTTCGCAACTCTTGCGACAGGAACCTTGGCTGACGATGCAGGTCTCGAAAGTAGAGTACAGGCCCTTGAAAGTAGTATGCCAAATTTACCAGCTGGACTTTATGTCAATGGTGAAATTGAGGGTATATATGACGATAAAACTTATGACTCTGGTTGGGACTCACGTGCTGAATTGCAAGTTGGTATTAGCCAAGACTTAGATATTGACAAGAACATGCTTAACCTTAACTGGGTTGGTGCAACTATGACGTATGATAGTGATTATGCATTAGATAGTACTCTTGACAATACTATTGTTGAAAAGCAATTAGGTTTTGGTAATGACTTCGCAACAATCTATGTTGGTGAAACTGATGCACAACGCATTGGCTTTGCAAAAACATCAAAGATTGGAGCACCAATTATCATTACTGAATCAAGTAGTAGGTTGGATCACAATGAAAAGACTGTTTTAGTATTAGGCGGATTTGAAAAAGAAACTGAATTCGAATTTGATGCGTACAGACTTAAAAGAGAAAAGCCATGGGGTGTAGTTGTTGGTTACGATAACAACGAAGACTCATTGTATGCAAGTGCAACAGTTAGCTTATTAGGTTTAGCTGATGTATCATACATGATCATTGACACAACTGCGGCAGGTTCAGCAAGTTACACAACAGACACTCGTCAAGAAGGATACGCTATTGGCGGAACACTTCGTAGATGGGATATCCCAATGCAATGGGGTGTTGAGTTGTGGGACGACAAAGACACAGGTCTTGCAAGTGATGACAGAATTGATATGGGTGTAATGTATAATGTTACTCCAGCAACTTATGTTACTGCTCATAGAACTATGAATGATGACTTAGGTTACGATGGTAACTATTACGGTGTTGTTCATAACGTGTATGCTAACTATGACGCTGGCAAACGTGCTGATAAGCAAGATGGATTAGAGATTGGTTTATATCTACACGATAAGAGTGGAACATCAACTATCACTGGTGCAGATTATGCTGATACAACATCAATCCTGGGATCTGTGAAATATAAATTCTAAACCACATTTAACACGCCTTAAATGCTATGATAGTAAATAAAAGCGTGTTAAACACAATAGGAGATAATTATGTCACAACATCACGAAGCGATTAAAGCGGCAATGGAATCATACTTAGCTGAAAGCGAGTCTTTCGAAACTAAGGGTGTTAAAGCGGCCGCGGCAAGAGCAAGAAAAGCACTAGGTGAACTTGGTAAACTTACTAAGGCAAGACGTGCTGAAATTCAGGAAAAAAAGAACTCAATGTAGTTTATAATATAGCACGGCCCCTCAAAAGGCCGTGCTATTTTTTTGGCTTAATTTTGACATAAAGCTATAAATACACTATACAACAGTAGCAATAATTAACATTGTTATATTAAGGAAATAATAAACTTATGAGCGATAGAATACATGGCATTCTAAAGTGGTTTGATGCGAAAAAAGGTTACGGATTTATTACTCCGTCATCCGGTGGACAAGATGTGTTTGTACATGTCAGTGCTTTTAACGCCGCACAGATTACAAATATCCAAAACAAGATGCAACTTGAATTTGAAATGGTTGATAACCGTGGACGAATGATAGCTGGCAACTTGGCAATACCCGACAGTTTTAATAGGTAACAATTAACGTAAGGCTTGTTTAGCCTTTAATGCCGCTCTCTTCTTCTCAGCTTCAATTGATTGTCTTACTTTTCTACCCCAAGGTAATTTAATTGTTTCTGCAATTTCTTTACCTTTCTTACTGATATACTCAACACCAATAAACATATCTTTGAAGTCACTTTGCACAGCCTTAACTGCTCTTGTTAAACTTAATTGCTCTGTATCTTTTTCATCACCTGCTTCATTCCAAAAATGGAACTTTCTCATTTTAGCCATAACGACCTTTCTTTTAGTTTCTACTTATTAAATATAGACATGAAGTGTACTAAAGGCGACTTAGCCCAAATCATATATTCAGTACGTCCTGAGAATATTGGACGAATTGTCAAATGCGTAGATTATATTGGTAAATTCAAACAAGGAGAACAGTTTGAGTTTAGAGGTATGCCCTGCCAATGCCCTGTTACAGATCACTATTGGTGGATTGAAGCAGAAGACTTATCAAGCCTGTTTGGACCTAGCCCAAGAGCATACATTGCCGACAGTTGGTTAGAGCCTTTAAAGAATCCAAATTCCAAAACAAAAGAAAAAGTAGAAAAAGAACTTGACATAGCCGCATAATGAGTGTATAAATATACTCATAACGTTGAAGCAATTCAAACGCTATACAGGACTCGGGGGCAGTACCCGACGCCTCCACCATAAACACATTAAGCACAGGAGTGTGCTTATGATGGGGGCGAACTAGGATCGACTGGTAGTTAATAGAGTTAGTGGAGTTATCCGGATCTAAGCACGGTTATCGCGAAGAAAACTACAGACGCAAACGAAAACTTTGCTCTTGCGGCCTAGTAATTAACTAGGTTACGGGGTTGGCAACTTACCTGGCAACAGAAAAGTTGCGTTTTTACTATTGGGGGCAATGTGAAAGAACCTGGGCAAACAACACAAGATGCTATTAAAGATCTAAAGATGGTTATAATGTCTTTAGGAATAACATTTTCAGTACTAATGTTCTTTGAGCCAGAAGACCCAGAGACAGTAGGTTTCTTAGTTGGCCTTCCTAGCTACATAATACTTCGTTGGTTACAGTTAGAAAATATTGGCTTATAGACACAGCCTATTAGACTTAGGCATTTTTCTGTGTTATAATAATTTAAATATAGCATAAGGAGAAAACATGCCACCACGTAATCATAAGAGTTGGTTAGCACAACCAAACGTAGAATCAATCAGCAGTTCAGCATATAACGATCCAGAAATATTTGCACAAGAGCAAGAACGTATCTTTAGTAAAGTATGGGTACCTATGTGCCACATCTCTGAGATGTATAACAAACTAGACTACCGAACAACACAGATAGCAGGTGTTAATGTTATTGCATACAACACAGGCGATGGTGTTCGAGCATATCGTAACTATGGCAGTTGGGCACCTAGTGGTACTCTTGGAGCACCTATTGTAACTGTTGAACCACAGTTGCATTGTGAAGTAAAGCACGGAGGCATGGTATGGGTAACACTTGATCCTAATCCAACGCAGAGTGTTGAGGAATGGACAGCAGGTGCATTTGATTGTATTGCTGATGCTATTGACACAGAAGAAATGGAAGTGTTTCATTATCACAAAGCAATTATAAATACCAATTATAAGTTATGGCATGATACCAATAGTGAATTCTATCACGACTTCATGCACTACTTCAATAGAGTAAGTGGGTTCAATGATGAGTACTTCGCACGTAAGAATATACCTTTTGATAATGGGCATGTTAATGTGTCTAGTTTTACTGTCAACTATGAGGAGTACGAAGGCTTTGAAGATAGAGGAGAATTATCATTCCCAAACTTGCCACCCAATCAATGGTACATGGTTGATCTGTTCCCTGGATTCAACTTCAACCTTCGAGGCTCCGCCTACCGTAGTGATTCAGTTACTCCCCTAAGTTGTAACAAAGTTCTTATTGAGTTTAGAGGTTATGGACTGCGTAAGGATACACCTGAAGAAAGACTAACACGTATCAAACATCACAACAGCATATGGGGACCGTTCGGACGTAACCTACATGAAGACCTAATTGGTGTAGCAGGACAAGGTACTACAATGCGTGAAGGTACAGAAGCACGTAACATATTACATGGTAGACATGAAAATGGAACTATACATGATGAAGTAGGTATGCGTCATTACTATTCAGAATGGGGCAAGTATTTGGATGTTGACCCGTATCAGTAAATTGGTAAACTAACTCTTGACATAATGTTAACTCTGCGTTACAATAATAGTATTAAAGTAAAGTAGAGGTAACATTATTATGACTATGAGTTTGGTACGTGGAATGACTTCCCTTAATACTAAGAAACGTAAAGCTACCAAGATGACTAAAGGCAGACTCGAACGTCTTGTCAAAGAGCATCGTGAACATAATAAGTCTATGAAACGTATTCATGCACACAGTAATATAATGACATTTGATGAATATGTTGAATACGTAAGTGGTAACTTTAAACCCAAAACAAAAACATCTACTAAGGCATGGACTTGGGAAGGTCCAAAAGTACGTGAAACAGAATACATTCCTAGTCGTGTTACTAAGGATAGTTTTGCTCCAGCAACCAAAAAAGAATCTATGCAATACACAGGTGAACGTAAACTTGTAGGTATTGCTATGATGCATAAAAGTAACTTGGTTCCTGTGTTTGCAGACGACGATGACAAAACAGGATCAAAACAAGCAACTGAAATCGCACAGATGAGGAGAAATTAAAATGGTTGAATTTATTGGTTTTGCACTTGTAGTTCGATTATTGAACGCACAAGATTTACTAATGATTTGTGTGGCAAATTGTGGTTAAACATTTTGGTAAACAAAAGGTTGACCATTTGAATTAATGGTGCTATAGTATATACATAATTAACAAATAGGCAAAAATAGGAGGCTTATAATGAAGGCAATAATGAAACTAGCAATGGCAGGTACCCTAGTATCTATGTTGGGTGCTTGTTCAAGTATGACTACCATTGCTGAAAGAGACACGTATGCACAACCTAAGTGGTATGCATCATGTGCCCAAGCAGGAACCGAAGGTTGGTTCTGGTGGAAAGAAGAGTATGCATATGCATGTGGGGCAGGAGAAAGTATTTTCCAACAAGCCGCAGAAGAGCAAATGTATGCTATTGCAATGAATAACTTTGCAAAACGTATTAATGGTAGAGTGAATAGTGAAACAACTATGAATTTTACAAATGATACTAAAGATACAAACACGTTTATTTCGTACAAGGTAAATGATACGGCAATTACACAACACCTTGAAGAAGAACGTTCAACGTTTGTATATGCAGGTAAACAGTATACCTTTGTCAAACTAAGAATGCCAAAGGCAGTATTCGATTCACTCGTAGCACAATCAAAGAGTCAGTAACATGAGGATACTCCTGTTACTTGGACTAATCCTCGGAGTGTCGGCTTGTAGCACGACACCTCCTTTGGGTAAAACTCAGATGCAGTATTGTGAAACAGATCAAATCATTAAAAAATCTAATGATAAAACTGTTAGCAGTGAAACGACACTTACCTGTTCAGACAGCCCAGTAAAGAAGTTGATTCCTCCTAAAATGGGATTAGGATCTAACTGTAGAGAACACTGGTATTCCGTTAATATTAATGGCAAGATGGTTGAAAGAAAAGGCTATGCTTGTTTATTCAAAGGAAAAGATTATGAGAGCTCTCGTTGGTATATTGTTGATAGCCCTTACTAGTGCATGTAGCACAACTGGGTCTGACGTAACAACTTCTCAAACTACTAATGCAAGTGTACAGTCAACATATCAGCCTAATAATGGATATGTTAATATATTAGTAAACGTTACTAAATGGCATTGGTATAGACTTCCAACTGAAGACCGTATGAAACAAGAACGAGCATTGTTCTTTGCACTAGATAACTCTGAAAACGGACAAACAACTAGTTGGTATAATAATACTACAGGAACAAATGGTGTAGTACAAATATTATCTACATTCCCACAAGGGTCAGGTTATTGTAGAACTGTAGTGACACGTTTACACTACAAAAGTAAAGAACGAATCTTCAAAGAAATTGCTTGTAAAGAATCAGGACACCCAGGTTGGCGGTTTCAAACTTAAATAGTAACTTAATTAACAATAAAAAGGCAGGTAAATAGTGTATACAAAAGGAAACCATATGTTAATAGGAATACTAACTTTTTTATCTGCTATATCTATATCAGCAGTAGCAATATATTACTCCATAGCAGGACTAGTGGCTATCTTTGCCGCGGCGGCTATACCTATTATGATTATGGGTGGTGTACTTGAAGTTGGTAAACTTGTTACCGCAGTATGGCTACACAGGTATTGGAGTCAAGCAACATGGTGGCTTAAAACTTATTTAAGTATAGCTGTCGTAGTACTCATGTTTATTACAAGTATGGGTATTTTTGGTTTCTTAAGTAAAGCTCACATCGAACAAACAAGTGCAGGCGAAGAAAGCATTGCAAAAGTAGAACAAATTGAAAATGAGATTGTAAGACTTAATGCAGTTATTGATAGAGCTGATGATAAAATTGAAGCATTAGAAACTAGTGGTTCAGGTAGTGACGCTAACATACAATCACAGATTGATAAAGAACAAGATCGTATTGACAAAGCATTTGAACGTATCAAACCTGCTATTGAACAACAGAACAAAATTATTGAAGACGCTAGAGAAACTGACTCAGCACGTACTAAACCTTATGAAGAACAACTTGCAACTATTAGTGCAGAAGTCCTTCGTTTAGAAGCTAGTGCAAGAGAGTACGAAGATAAGATTGCATCACTAGAACAAGATACAAGTGCAGTACAACCATTATTAGATAGTATTGATACTATTGAAGCAGAGATTATTCGTGTTACTAATCAACTACAATCAACAGAACAAAGCGAAGTAAGAGCAGGCCAGGCTATCATTGGTGTAAGTAGTGATGGACTATTTGGTGGCAACACTCGTTCAGCTCTTGCTAAATGGGTCAAAGCTCAACGTGATAGAATTACACAAATACAAAATGATGTATCTCAACTACGTGCTGATGCTAAGAAAACTGTTGACATGGAACGTTTCCGTTTAGGCAACGTAATTAAAGATATTAGAGAAAAACAAATACCTGCACTCAAAGAACGTGAACTTGTAATGCTAGGTAAGATTGACGAAGTACGTCAAACAGAATCTCCTGTTATACAGACAGCAAGAGATGAAATTAATAGACTACGTCAAAGTGCTGAAGATTCAGTTAAGAACAGTCAAGAACTAATTGAAAGACTACGTTCTCAATTAGCTGACACAAGTAATGCAGATGATATTGATGCACAAGTTGAAGAACAACTAGCTAAGATTAAAAATGCTGAAACAGAACTAGATACTATTATTGAAGAAAAATATAAACTACAAGGTGAGTATCGTCAGTTAGAAGCAGAAGTAGGACCTATCAAATACATTGCTGAATTTGTTTATGGCGAAACAGCCGATAACAATATGCTTGAAGAAGCAGTACGTTGGGTTATTATAATTATTATATTTGTATTTGATCCATTAGCAGTATTAATGCTTATTGCTTCACAGTATACATTCCATTGGGTAAACAGTGGTAGTACAGGTGGAGGCGGCCGCCCAAAGTCAGACGAGGACGATCCACAAGACGATCCTGAGTTTGAAGATGTTAGCCCAGAAGAACTAGCAGAAGAAGAACGTAGGGAATACGAACAAGCAAGAGCCCAAGCTATTGCTGACAATGTTCCACCAGACTTTGAAAAAGAAGAAGAACCAACTAAGAGTGAACATAGTGATCAATTATTATTGTTCCCAGACATTGACCCAGAACCTGTAGTACCTACAAAAATTGAAACTCCTGAAGTAGTTGCTGACCCAAATCAATTAGAGCTTGACTTTAATAAAAAACCTAGTCAAGAAGAACTTAATAACGAGATGATTGAAACGGACGATCTAGATAAATGGAATGACTGGGTAGAGGCCGCTAACAAAGAAGCTGAATTAGAAGTTACCCAACTAGGTGAAGGCGAACAAGGTACTAGACAAAAGCTACCTCAAAAAAAAACTTCGTACATAACCAAAGTAGAGAACAAACAAGTCAGACTCAAGACTCAAGAATAAGACCTGACTTTACTGAAGTAATAGAACCAAACTATAAACAAAATTCAGAACAGAGCCAGAATAGTGTTTGGCAAACAATCCACAAGAATAAGTAATATTACTATGTCTAAGCCAACAGTAAATCTAATTACCTCACCTGACAAGTTATTAAACGATAACCTTAGTTTCTTATTGCTTAATCCGTCTGTTACAGTTAAAGAACAATTTAACGATATGTTAAAAGAACTTTCAGACGCACCTATCAATTTGTATCTTTCGGAAGACGAGAATGACATTGCTTGGGTACTAGACGTTGCTCAAAGTGTTAACTATATTATTATTGATATTGATAACACTAAAGAGTCGCAATGGATAATTGGTCATTTGTTAAGTTTTGATAAAACATATTACTTGACAAACCAGGCAGAGATGCAGTATAATATACTTAATATCAATAGAGTTTATGATATTAGACAGATAGCAGAAGGAGAAAACTATTTTGTCAAAGTACAGCAACGACAGGCCAAAGACGGGTCTAAAAGTAGAAGTGCGTAATGGTGACTTTGCAGGGGCTTTAAGAAAGTTCAAAAAGAAAGTTGCATTAGAAGGTGTGTTGATCGAATACAAAGAAAAACAACACTATGAGAAGCCAAGTTTAAAGCGAAAGAAAGCCAAGGCGGCTGGACGAGCTAGACACTTGAAAGCGATGAGAGAACGTAATAAAGAACTAGGATTTTAATATGAGTTTAAAAGCTGACCTTTGGTTTCCATCGATTGTATTTGCAGGTTATGTAGAATCAATTGATAGAGATTCATTAAAACAAATTGCTCTTGCATGGCAGGCAAAAGAACCTAACCTTGGTGGCAACAGTAATATGAATGGTTGGCATAGTCGCAGTATTGAGAACATTAATTTAGTTGATCCTAACTATGTGTTTGCTCTTAATACGTTTGTAAAAGAACTAGATGCACAAGTAGACTACTGTCGCAAAACTATGGGACTACCTGAATTAGAATTCCAAAACTTCTGGATTAACATTAATGGTCCGGGAGCATATCATACATTACACAACCACCAAGATGCTATGTTGAGTGGTGTATTTTATATAGACGTTCCTGCAGAGAATATGGGTGACTTACAATTTTTTAGAGGCGATGATGCACAGTATTATATTCCAGATAACTTTGATTCATATAATACAATAACAAGTACAATGGCAACGTATCCTCCAAAAGACGGAATGATAGTAATCTTTCCTAGCTGGGTCAAACATCAAGTTAAATCAAACCAAAGTGATTTGCAACGGATTGCAGTCTCTTTTAATTACGGAGTTAAAAAGTGAGAATTGAACAAGACATTAAGTTAGACTATAAAGACGTACTGTTTAAACCTAAGAGATCAAAATTAGAAAGCAGACGTGATGTGGATCTAACTCGTACATTTAGATTTCATCACGGTAATGAATGGACTGGTGTACCTATCATGTCAAGTAACATGGACGGTGTTGGTACATTTGAAATGGCCAAAGTATTACAAGAACACAAAATGCTTACTATTATGAGAAAGCATTACTCCGTTGATGACTGGAAAGAACAGAGTCAAGGTGTTAAGATGAAGTACCTAAGTGTTTGCACAGGTACAGGAGTTATTTGGGATAAAGATGCAAAAGACTATGCTACTATGAAAGCAGTCTTAGAAATGTATCCAGACATTAAATTTATTACAGTTGATGTTGCAAATGCTTATCATGAAAACTATGCAGACTTTATTGCACGTTTACGTGATGCATATCCAGACAAAACTATTATTGCTGGTAATGTTATTTCAGCAGAGATGACAGAAGAACTTATTATTAAAGGTGCTGACATTGTTAAGTGTGGTATTGGTCCAGGATCAGTATGTACTACACGACTAATGACAGGTGTTGGTGTGCCACAACTATCAGGCATTATTGAATGTGCTGATGCGGCCAACGGTATTGGTGGACACATTATTGCTGATGGCGGTTGTGTGTATCCAGGAGATGTAAGTAAAGCCTTTGGAGCAGGTGCTCACTTTGTTATGCTTGGCGGTATGTTAGCAGGACACAAAGAAGGTGGCGGTAACATTATTACAAAACATACTGCAACAGGTGGTGCTCACAAGTTAGACAACGGAACTTATGTTCCACGTTTTGAAGAACAAAACTTTGTTGAGTTCTACGGTATGAGTTCAGATGCGGCAATGGCAACACATGGTACACGTAAAGATGGATACAGAGGTGCTGAAGGCAAACTTGTTTCTATTCCTTACAAAGGAGAAGTAGAAGGTACACTAACAGAGATACTTGGTGGACTAAGATCTACTTGTACTTACATTGGTGCTAAACGTATTAAGGACATGCCAAAGTGTACTACATTCGTAAGATGTACACAACAGGTAAATCAAGTGTTCAATCAGTTTAATGCAAGTTAAACATTTCAAAGAACCCTTTTATCATACGATTATATACGATTACTTTTCACCAAGTGAACTATCAGAAGTATGGCAAGAAATAGATGAGTTGCAACAGTATTGCAAGGACACTAGAGATGAAGGTGATCCTAGAGCAATGAATATGACTAGTGTGCATGTGGATAGACACTTTGCTGATAATCGTGGCAAAAGTAAAATCCTTAAACACAATAGAAAAATATTCAATTTAGAAGAAGAATTAAAAGAAAACATATTTTCACAGTTTATTTGGCAAAGTAATTTTGATGTTACTCAGCTGAATATGTACGAAAATGGACTATACCATGGGCATAGAGATAGTGCAGTTATGTCAGCAGTTAGCTTGTTTTATAGGGAACCAAAGCCCTATAAAGGCGGAGAACTAGTGTTTACGGAGCATCGTTACACACCTGATATAGTAAACAATAGCATTATGATATTCCCTAGTTTTGAGCTACATGCTGTCAATCCTGTACAAGGACCAGGCAGATTTAGCCTAAATCAGTTCTTTTTTGTCAATATCTCGTAAATCCGAGATAAATAAATGTGTACAAAGAGAAGAGCTCAATGTACATGATGTGTCCAAAAGGAACATCGTAATATAAATCTTGCTTATTATAAGGAGAAACAAAATGACAAGACAAAGACTAACAACTCTAGACCTACCACACTTCCACAGAGCAACAATTGGCTTCGACCAAATGTTTACCGAACTTGAAAGACAGTTTGCTAATAGCCCTAACGGAAATGGTTATCCCCCATACAACATTGCACAAATCAACGAAGATGAGTATATGATCTCATTAGCAGTTGCAGGATTTGGCATGGACAACTTAGAAATCGAAAAAGATGGAAAGATGTTACGTATTGAAGGGACTGCTCCTAAAGGAGATGACGAAGTTAATTACCTACACAAGGGTATTGGCGGACGCAACTTCCGTAGAGAGTTCACACTTGCTGACCACGTTGAAGTAGAAAGTGCAGGCCTTGAACTAGGTATGCTTAATGTACACTTAAAACGTAATGTACCAGAAGAACTACAACCAAAGAAGATTAAGATTGTAGATAATTCAGTTATCGACAGTAAGTAATCAAGTCTAGGGGGAGGGCAACTTCCCCCTAATTACTACCAACGGAGCAAACATGATGATAAGTAATAGTATGGACGTAGAAATAGACGAAAAGATCAAGATTAAGGTTACTGAACCAAATATGTATAAAGTAATCTTCCTCAATGATAACGCAACCCCAATGGATTTCGTGATTGAGATACTTACTGGAATTTTTAGGCATTCGCCAGATACTGCTAGAGATATAACTATGGAGATACACGAGCAAGGCTCGTCTGTAGTTGGTATTTACAACTTTGAAATAGCAGAACAGAAAGCCGTAGAAGCAACCACTTTGAGTAGAAGTCATGGATTTCCATTACAAATCAAAGTGGAGCAAGAATGAGCTTAAAAGACCTTACTTGGGAACATCATAAGAACGCAGAAAGACAAGAATTTGTAAAAGTCTTAATGGGCGGAGACATTAGCCCTGAGACTTATGCTACATTTTTATTCAATCAACACCCGTGTTATAACCTATTAGAAGTAATTGCTATGACACATGGATTGTTCGACGACATTCCTGAAGTGCGTAGAGCACCTCGTATCTTTGCAGACTATGAAGAACTATGGGAAGATAAAGATAATACGCCAACGTTATTAAACGTAACAAAAGAATACACCGATCACATTATGTCTATTAAAGACGATAAAGAAAAAATTATGGCTCACTTGTATGTTAGGCATATGGGCGACCTAAGTGGTGGTCAAATGATTAAGAAGAAAGTTCCTGGCAAAGGAACTATGTACGAGTTCGATGGAGAAGTCAACGACCTTAAAACAAAGATTAGAGCAAAGATACACGACGATTTGGCTGACGAAGCTAAAATATGTTTTGACTTTGCAACTAAGGCATTTAAGGAAATGATGGAACACGAACGCAATGACTAACGTATCAAGTATTTGTATTGTTGGAGGTGGCACAGCAGGTTGGATGACAGCCGCTTATGCTTTATATAACTTACCCAACGTAAACGTTACCCTTGTAGAAAGTCCTAACATTCCGACAGTAGGAGTAGGTGAAGCAACTATACTAGGCTTTGACCATTACTTAAAAGACTGTGGTATTCCAATGGAGTTATGGACCAAGGCATCAGACGCAACTATTAAATGCGGAACATACTTTCCTAATTGGAAAGGCGACAATACAAATATTTGGCAACCGTTTTATTTTCCAGTAGGTACTAGTGACGAAGGACACATGGGCGACATTGTAAACTTAGCTCTTGATGCTGGTGCTACACAAACTGATATGGAAACGTACATGTCATGGTACAACACTTGTATTACAAACAACGTTGTTCCAGAGAACACAAGTGTTAAAGGCGGCAACGCTCATGTAGGATATCATTTAGATGCTATCAAACTTGCAAACTTCTTATCAGAATATCTAAACAAAAAGTATACTAAACTAACACACATTAAAAAACATATTAGTAAGCCTGTAATTAATAAATGTCAAGTTGAAAAAGTTATATTAGAAGATGGACAAGAACTTGTTGCTGACTTCTTTGTTGACTGTACAGGATTTAAGAAACTATTATCAAACGCAATACCAGGTGCAGACTGGGTTGACAGAAGTCATATGCTGTTTACTAATGCCGCGGTTGCAAGTCAAATTGATTACGAAACAGATGACGAACCACAAGTACCTTATGTTACTGCACAAGCAACTGACCTAGGTTGGATATGGAAAACTCCTGTTAGAGATAGAATAGGTAGTGGGCTATGTTACAACAGTGACCTAACAACTAAACAAGAAGCAGAAGATCACTTTGTACAACATTGGGGAGAACATAGACTACGTACAGGTAAGTTTAACCACATACCGTTTGAGCCTAAGTATAATAGAAAGAATTGGAGAGGTAATTGTTTTAGTGTAGGACTTGCTAGTGGATTTATTGAGCCATTAGAAAGTACAGGACTTGCATTACTAATCATTGGTGCTACTGGACTTAGATGTTTACAAAAAGGACATTTTACACAAGAAGATGTAGATGGTTATAATAACGACATTGAAACAGTATACGAAGATAGCATGAACTTTGTAGCATTGCACTACTTTAATAATCCAAGACAAGGTAAGTTTTGGAAACACGTTTACGAAAACTTTAAAGAAACACCTAAGCTAGAAGAATTGGCAACAGGGTATGCAAGAACGTATACCCCAACACTAGACGAATCGCAGTTCTTTCCACGTAACACGGAAATATTTGCAGAAACTAACTGGAAGTTATGGCTACATGCTACAGGCATTAATCCAGCAACACCAAAAATTAAAAAACAAAACGCAATTGACATAATTAAAAGTATGCACGAAGTTGAATTAAGGGAATCAATGCCAGGTATATCTAACAGAGAGTGGAGTAATAGATGAGCGTAATATGGAATAAACTAATTGAAACACAGGATCGTATACTTGGTATTTTTGATGAGTTTGCAGTTGAGAAAGAAGAAAAAACACTAAACAAATTTCACCAACCAGAGAATGGATGGCTTAATAAAGTATGGGCTAATCCGCATGTACGCAGAGCTCACATTGATGTAGTTGATGTACGTGATAGCAAAGGCTTATGGATGATGCATGTATGTTGTTTTCCTACACTAACTAACGATGCTCCTATATACGGCTTTGATGTTATTGCAGGTAAGAACAAGATGACAGGTGCTTTCCATGACTTTAGTGCAAGTAGTGGTGGAGAAGACCATCCGTTAGTTGATTGGTATCAAGATGCAGTTGCAGACTTTATTCCAAGTAAGAAACGTGAACTACCTGAATGGGCTCGTAATATTTTTAGTCCAAGTATGATTGCCGCTGGTAATGTAAACACAGTAGAAGAAGCTACTGCAATATGCGACCTAGCAGTAGATAACTTAAGAACATGGTTTGAAAGTGTTCCTCAGTATACAGGCAATGCTAATATTGAACTTACCGCTGGAGCACAGAACTATTACTGTCATAACCAGCAACAAAACCCACATACGCCACGTACAATGAAGTCTTTAGGATTACCTGAAGCTGATGTTGATGAGTTTTGTGCAGATGCTCTGTTTCCTAAAATAGTATAAATACTAGTGTTATGAGATTCTTCGAGTTTAAAAAATACAATAAGCCAGTCATTGAAAGCACTAGAGGCATCAAAGGTGCAGTAGACGATGTTAACGACAAAGGAATGGAAAGTCCTTTTAGTACTAAAGAAGGTGGTAAGTTTATCCCTTCTAATAGTTGGTTCTTTCCTTTAGAGGCTAGTCAAGCACAATACGTTCCAGTAGAAGCACAACAATCAACTGATCCAGCTGATGCACAAAACGGTTCAGCAGTAGGACCAAAGAGCGAAACACCAGCAGAACAATTCCAAAACGATTTAGCAACAGCCGGTGTAGCAACAGCAGACTTAAAAGAAGTAAACAAACAACCATTAGGTCCATTTGCGGCTATTGTTGTTGAAATTACTACAGACTCAGGAACACTCCATTTTGTAAGATACTATAAACAAAAAACTAGTAATTACATCAAATGGGAACAAACAGATTTTATGAGAAACATTGCTCCATTAGGTTTTGACATTGTTAAAACTAAAGCAAAGAACTCAAACAAAGCACACCCTAACATTAGAATGTTTCCAAACAGACTAGGTGTTACTAATGGACCAATGCAAGTTGACGCAGTTGCTAACGCAATTAGAACATCAACATTGTATCCAGATGATGTGCCGGCAGAAGAAAGAAAAATTGTTGCAGACATAATTGATAACTTAGATGAAGTAATGCCTGCTACTAAAGACTATAAAGGAAACTACGAAGTACAGATTGGTGAGATAGCAGGGCCTATTGCGTTATCACAAGGGTCTAGCATCGTAACAGGTAGTGTAAAAGAAGCTGAAGAAAATCTTTTACAGGTACTAGAGCCAGGGTTGACATGGGGTGCAATGAAAACAGTTGATTACCCTGCAGACGAAACACAGAAACTTATTGATAGCTTTTTAATATCACCTAAAGGAACTAGAGTTGGTATTAGTGCTAAAGACGGTAAGGGTGGTGCAAAAGCAAGTGCAATTAGTATTGCAGAAACTATTGACAACAAACCAGATCAGCTTAAAAAGGCTAATCCTAAATTCTTTGAAGAGTTTGCAGAATACCTTTCTTGGATGAACATCATTAAAGAGAAAGATAAGAAACATCAAATTTATAAACTTGCGGCATCAGTTGGAATTTTAAATGAAACTGAATTAGAAGCAGTTAAAGGTTTAGTTAACGATCCTAATACATGGAATGACGAAGGTGCTATTAGTAAAGCACTACCAAGACACTACAATTCATATATGAATTCAGACACATATCGTCCTAAGGATTCATCTATTAACAATGCCAAGTACAAGAAGCTATGGCATTGGACAACAGTTCTTGCAAAAGCAACACAGAATGCAATGAACAAAAACCCAGAAATGTTAAACAGGTTCTTTAAAACAGTACTTGAAAGTTCTAACATGATTCAAATTAAAAGTTCATTCCAAATGCAAGGTGATGATAAAGGTAAGTTTACTAAAATGGCTGTCATTTATCCACCAGTGTTTGAAGGACAAATTAGATTTGATTCGGGCAAAGAGTTTTATGCTACTATGGCATTACCAGGTTCAATGAGTTTTGGATTTGGTAGAATGATTAAAACTTAACCAATAGCTAATCTAACAATTATATAATATCCAAAGAAGTGTACCATCTGATCAAACATGTTCAGTACCCAAAATGCTCTTTGGTTTGACTTCCATTGCATCTTTTCTCTTATATGGGTCTTAATGTAGTCGGTATGCCAGTGTAGTACGTAATCAAGTATTCCCAACAGTATAATAAGCTCTAAGGACCCTTGCAAGGTCATTGCAAGTGCGACCATAGTTAGTAAACCATGTGGAATATAATGTTGTTGATGTGCCGCCCAACCAAAATATCTTAATTTGGTTGCTCCTAAACCAAAAGGCTGAAAGCCCAAATCTACAATAGCGTGTTTGAGCATTAATAATAGAAAAATTTCCAACTTGACTTTGCCTCCAGTTTATAGTATATTTATTATATACTGTTGATAAGTATTTTTAACAGGAACTAACCGAAAGGACATGTATGTTACATAAGATTAGCGATTTGTGTGCAAAAGTAGATGCCATGCACAAAGTATCACAAGAACTTTACAAGTTAAAGTATGAAAGCCCGGCACCAAAAGACCAAGTACTAATACAAGCTAATATTGAAAACCTTCAAGCATTAGCAGGCGACATATACCATGATAGAAGCCCTTACGAAAAAGGTTGACATTACTTACTAACGAGTGTATAATATATACAAACGTTGAGAGGAATAGGTATGAGAATCAAACTTAGAGGTGCATCGGATTTTGAAAAAGAATACGCTATCGATGTAGTTAATTTCTGCTGTTCATTATTAATGAGCAAACGCCTACAAGAAAATCTTGATATTACTGTTAAATTTATACCAGGACTATTTGAAGCATCACGCCAATGCGGTAACTGTATTTGGGAAGATGATTATGTACGTCCAAAAGAATTCACTATTGAAATTGACCCAACCCAAGATAAACGTACTATTATTGAAACATTGTGTCACGAGTTAGTACATGTAAAGCAATTTGCTACAGGCGAAATGCGTGATTTACAATCTGATACTGATATAGTAAATTGGAAGGGTAAGCGTTACAACCGTACAAAATACCACTATTTTGACCTACCATGGGAAATTGATGCACATGGCAGAGAAGTTGGGTTATTTGTAAGATGGGCTGAAAGTAGAAACCTAGGCCACTTGCAATGGACTCAGGTATAAATACGTATATAATAAATTATGCCTAAATACGATAATTGGAATAGCTCAGATGCAGTAGAACGATCGTTATTAGATAACGACATACACTATCTGAATGGAGAACTTACAGGTGAAAATGTAGGTGAAACAATTAAATGGATCCTTAGTGCTAACCTAACAAAAAAGCCCAAAAGAACACTTGAACTTTATATTAACACTACAGGCGGAGATCTCTATGAGATGTTTGCTCTTATTGACGTAATGAAGAATAGCTATCACAACATAAGCACAGTAGGCGTAGGTGCTATTATGAGTGCAGGATTTATGCTATTTGCAAGTGGTACAAAAGGATATCGTTGGATTGGTAAGAACACAGGTATAATGAATCATCAACACAGCGACAACATGGATGCCAAAATGCATGATATGAAAGCACAGATGAAAGAGAATAAAAACTGTGAAATGAGATGTATGCAAATACTACGTGAAGCAACGGGTATGACTATCCAAGAAGTAAACACCAAATTCATCAAAAATCCAAGTGATCAATACTACACAGCCAAACAATTGGTTGATCTTGGTATAGCCGACGAAATATTATAGGTTGACAAGTTTAGTTTTTGATGTTATTATATTAACATAATTAGGCAAAAGGCAACTTATGGCACAGGCAAACGAATACTTAACACACGAAATATTAGCAGTAGCATTCGCAGTACACAGAGTTAATGGCGGATACTATAAAGACACACGTAGGTTTTCAGAAGACACTCCTACATTGTTTAGTAATAAAGAAGCAGTGAAGTTTCAATTAGAGTCTAATGGCCCTAATGACTTTTCTTATATTACTATTACTGACGAAGATTATTCAAACGCAAAAGAAAGTGTAGAATGGTTGCACAAAGATAATGCACTTGCTATTATCGGAGGAACACTAAACGATTTCATGCAAAACATAATGTCAAGTATTTCAAGCACTACATCAACTACACAGAATATTGGTTTATTATCTGTTGTACCTAAAGTTTATTTTGAATCTCGTGAACGAAAAGAACATAAAAAGGATCTTAAGACAAACTTTGGTGAGTCAAAATTGATAAGTACTATTGGGAGTAGAGTTGAAGGTAACTTTACCCTACAAGGAATAAAGTTTGTTGACAAGTTTTCTTGTTACGTTTTGAATGGACATATTGAAGGTGACTTAATTAGTTTTTTCAAGAATTTCGATCAAACTAATGAACTTCCCATTAAAGGAAGCACTTTCAAAATCAGCGGTAAGGTTAAAAGACATGGTCAGCACTATGTTACCAAACTGCCTGAGACTATACTCAATTACGTAAAGATAGGTTGACAATTAACTTGAACTCTTGTATTATTAATATAATGTTAGATCAGGAGAGAGGTATGTCAAACGAATACAAGTATGAGGATAGAACTGTAGAATGGGCCGATGACGACTGGGGATTGATTATTGCAAATGACGGAAGTTTACGTGGACTATATATTCCACCCGGATTTGAAGATGAAGATGTTCCACACTCTATTGTTGTAATATGCAACAAATATTTTGGAGTAGACCCTAATGATGCAACAGAAGATTTAATTAAACAACCGATGGTAAGTGTAGCCATCCACTAGTAACAAAGGAGACTAATGAAGATAGAAGTAAGAAATGGCAACGTAGAAAAAGCCCTAAGGGTAATGAAGAAAAAGTTAAAAAATTCAGGCATGATGCTTGAGCTTAAAGAAAGAATGTATTATAGTAAGCCAAGCGAAAAGAAAAGAGAAGCGAAGAAACGTGGTATTAAAAGACAAGCCAAACTTCGTAGAGAACGTGAACAAAATATGTAAGGAGTACATATAATGAAGGCAGAGATTCTAGCAAAAAATATCGCAAACGGAAGTGGCGGTCACGGATTAAAACAAGAGATACTAGAACAAATCTTTGCTCAACACGAGGACAAGCTCGACGACCTGTGTTATACTTTTCAAAAAGTTATTTCTTTAAGTGGTTCTGATTTTTTCAGTACACAGGATATCTCCATTGGTGAGCCACAATCAGGTGATTTTACAAAGTGGCATCACATTGATTCTAAACATGATGCATCTTGGGGATTTAGTAAAAAAGATGCCGGCTGTTACCTATATGGATATTTTCCGTTAGGTGAACCAGAAGGTCCCGCAGACTTTCTTAGTAATGAAGTCATTTACATAGGCGAAAGCAGAGCAGTGAGCAGAAACTGTATGCTAGGCAGACGCACAGACTTTAAAGGTACTATTCGAAATGAACGCCTTAGCCCTTATGGCTGTGGTACTGCATTTAAGAATAACTATAACATTGAAGACCTTGACCATTGTTACCAGGCATATCTTCCAATGCATAGTAGCCTAGTTAAGTCATATGAAATGAACTTGTTGTCAGACTATTATAAAAAATATAACAGAGTACCTTTATGTAATCCAGACAACGATTTACGTAGAGTTAAATTATTATTAGGTGTATAAATTGAAATTATTTAAAGATAAGAGTGAAGAGTTTTTTCGCTGGGTAAAGGGTACTGAGCTCGTTGAACTAGACGATATCGACGTAAGCGAAGATCCTGTTAGACCAGAACTAACTCTTGGCTGGCGTATCACTAACGGTCGTAAGATTTACGGTTTGAAATATGACGATACTGTTGAAGGTATTATTTGTATTGCATATACAAACGATATTCCGCATAGTGTTAAAGAACTTGATATGATGAGCGAACTTGCACATTTAAAAGACGAAAAGAATATTGCTATTGCATATACTGTTTGGTCACGTAAGCGAGGTGCAGGTAAAGAAATTATACACAAAGTATTAGAGTTTGCAAAGAAGGAAGGGATTAACCAAGTAGTAACACTAAGTCCTTTAACTCCTATGGCAACACATTTCCATATACGTAATGGTGCTAAACAAATTAGTATCAATAAAGAAACACAGAATTTTGAATATAACCTAAAGGAGAAGAAATGACGAGAACTGAATACGACAAAACGTGCGAAGTAGTATGCACGGACAATGATAGAGTTGCACAAGCAGATGTTGACCATTTTGAAAGTAAAAAGTTTTTAAATATCTTCATGGCAGGTAACAAAATTAAAATGATGTGGAATGGTAGAGTATTTGTAGGAAATGCATTTGGGTTTGAATTTACTACACCTGGTCCACGTGAATATAAAGTCAACCCTGGAAGAGGATTCTAATATGGAAGTTGCAGACAAAATTGCAGAAATGAAGGGCATACCTACTAAGGATGACCTCATGAAAATGCTAGAGGAGAATGTTGTAGTTGTTACATTCTTAAAACTAGACGGAGACCAAAGGATAATGACCTGTACACTTAAAGAGGACATTAAACCAAAAGCAACTAAAACTGATACATTAAGTCAAAAGAAAGTTAGAGAAATTTCTGATAAAGTGTGTTCAGTATGGGACGTGAATGCCAATGGGTGGCGATCTTTTAGATATGACAGAGTTCAAACTGTCGAGCTGAAAGATACCGCTAATGATTGATTCGCATATACATAATAAATACGTTTCATTAGGCAAATATACGTTCGTTCATATTTGTCGTTATATGGTTAAATCAGGAATGGTAAAAACTCCAAAAGCCGCAGTAGACTTAATTAATACAGATACTATTGATCTAAACGAGCTAGTCAAAATAATGTCTCAGCCACCGGCCCCAGAAATAAGTACTACTGAAGATGAAGAATCAACCGACGAATGATATGATAGATGGATTGCGTAGAACAATCCAATCTAAAGCAGATGAAGTTCAGCGAATGCGTCAAAATGGTGCAAAAGCTCAACGGATTTCTGCTGTTCGAGAAGAAGTGTTTAGATTACAAAGACAATTAGGAGAGGAGTTAAAAAGATTTAATGCAACACGATAATAAAGAACTAATCGATTTTTACGATGCACACAAAGACAAGAGCTTTGACTTTCCTATATTACCTGATAACATTCAACCTTGGGACGGAGTAAATGTTGCTAAATGGTTTATAGACCAAATGCTACACAGTAATGTAGGTTGGTTAAACATCGCAGTACGTACAGTTAACGATCCAGGCTACGAACATCTTCCACAACACTTTACAGGTCGAATTGAGTGCGACAAAATTAAAAACCAGTACAAGGGTAAAGAAACAAATTTAAATTTAGCTAACCATTGGACATTAGCAAGAGAAACAGCACCAGCTTCAAAAGATTGGTGGCATAAATGTTTTCCTTCTGAAAAATATAACTTTATTAAAGTAAACTTCATTGAACCATTGCAAGGATTAGGACCACGTATTGATTTAGGTCCTAAAGGTGATAATGTATTTGAAGTAATTGATCACGGACTACCTGTTCATTTAGCTATGAAGCGACCTGGACATGATTGTAAGTTAGTAGTAGAAGATTGTGGCATTGTACCAATGAATGAAGGATCAATGTATCTATTAAATCCTACTAAACAATATGCATACATTAACACATCATCAACTCAAGATGCACATACACACATTGCTAGTGTTACCTTAGGAGACCAGTTTACAAGATTTTGTGATCTTATAGCTAGAAGCTACGACATACAAAGTAGGTTACACAATGACCATCAGTAAAGAATACAAGTACGAAGACCTATTTCACGTTGAAACCAAAGGACCACGTGCAGGTGAAACTATTTTAACTCTTCCTCCAGAGCTTCTTAAAGAAAAAGGATGGGACGAAGGAACTAAACTTAAAATTGAAGTAGGTGATATGGGTACTCTAATATTAACGGAGATAACATGAGAATTATTGCAGGGCCTTGCCAACACGAATCATACGAACACAGTTTAATGATTGCCAAACATTGCAAAGCAATTTGTGATAAGTTAGGTATTGACTATTACTTCAAAGCAAGTTTTGACAAAGCAAATAGAAGTAGTATGCAAGGTAAACGTGGTGTTGGACTTATTAATACACTAAACGACTTTAGAAGATTAAAAGATGCAATACCAAATCTTAAAATTCTTACAGATGTACATGATGTAGACCAAATTGAAAAGTTAGAGATGGATGAATTCTGTGACTTAGTAGACGTATTACAAATACCCGCATTCCTTTGTAGGCAAACTGACTTGGTACAAGCGGCATGCGAAACAGGCAAAATTGTTAACATCAAAAAAGGACAGTTCTTAGCACCTTGGGACATGAAAGGTATTCTAAGCAAGTGTACTGATGCTAAACAAGTTTGGATAACCGAAAGGGGAACAAGTTTTGGATATAATACTTTGGTGGTTGATTTCACCGGCCTTAATTATATGCTTGATAATTTTAGCAATCCTATTATATTGGATGCCACACACTCAGTACAGAAGCCAGGCGGTAATGGAAGTAGTAGTGGCGGTAATCGCGATTATGTGCCTGGCTTATGTAGGGCAGGTAGTGCTTTGGGTATTACAGACTTCTTCTTAGAAGTACATGATGACCCTGATAATGCCCCAAGTGATGGTCCTAACATGCTACACTTAGATAATTTTGAAAGGGTTATAAATGACATCGTCAGCTATTCTTATTCCGGCTAGATTTGCTAGTACACGTTTTCCTGGCAAGCCATTAGCTATGTTGGGCAAAAAGACTATGATCAGGCGTGTGTATGACGCTTGTATTGCGTCTAAGATACCAACATATGTAGTAACTGACAGTATGCAGATATACAACCAGTTCAATGCAGACACTTGTTTTATTGAAGAAACGGAGTATGAAAACGGAACTGCAAGATGTGCAGGTGCAATTAAGCACGAGTTTTTTAGCAAGTACGATACATTTATTAACGTACAAGGTGACATGCCAGATGTTACACTAGACATGATTGAAGGAACATTAAGCAACTTAAAAGACTATGATGTGTCCACAATGTGTGCAATGATGCCAGAAGAAAAACAGAACGACCCTCACACAGTTAAACTAGTTAGAGGTGCAGGTAAGTGTTTATGGTTTGGTAGAGGCATGACCGGCTACGGTGATTGGCATTTAGGTATTTACGGTTACAAACGTAAAGCATTAGAACAATACGATAACTTAATTGTTACAAAAGAAGAACGCCACGAAAGTTTAGAACAGCTTCGTTGGTTAAAGAACGGATGGAATATTGGTGTACTTCCTTGTGAGTTTAGCGGAATGGAAATTAATACACCAGAAGAATTAGAACAATGGAACGAACTGAATGGCAATAATAGTAAAAGATAACTTCTTAGATCAAAAACTAATTGATACTATTGCAACTGAGATCAAAACAAAGATCCAGTCGTCAGAAGCTGTCTGGGCTACTAGTCATAGTTGGGAAGGTATAGTTGTTGAAGGATCTAATAGTGCTAACATGAGTCCTTTGAAAAACGGTATACATGAACTACGTCAAAAGTTTGTAAACTTAAATCCGTTTTATAGTGGGTTACAGTTTGAAGCATTTATATACTTATGGAATAGAAACAGTATGCTAGACTGGCATGATGATTCAGGATATGTAGCAAGTGGTACAATTTATCTTAATCAACATTGGGATTCAGCAGACGGTGGGTTATTCTTATACAAAGAAGATGAACAAATTCTAGCACAAGAACCAAAGTTTAATAGATTGATACTAAACGACAATAGAAAAAATTCAACAATGCATAGTGTAAGTGCTATTACTCCTTGGGCTAAACAAACAAGAGTAACTGTACAAGCGAGGTTTAAATAATGTATCAACTAACTCCGCCTAACATACGTAATAACCCAATGCCGTACTTTAAGTTACAGGAATGGGGTCTTGAACAATCAATGATTGATGCTATTGAAGACCAAATTAATGTTCAACCTGCAAAGTATATTACTGATAATGGTAAAGATGATGACACATCAATACGTAGTACAGACATTGATTGGATTGATACTCGTATGCAACCAGACTTTTATGCACTACTAGGTAATGTTGTCCATTATGCAAACAACACATTATTCAAATATGCAATTACAGATTTAGAACCTTGCCAGTACGGAGTATATGACGCTGACAAGAAAGGACACTACGACACTCATTCGGACGGGGCCTTTAAAGGACAACACGGCCAGGTTCGGAAGATATCTTTTAGTATTCTTCTTAGTGATCCAAAAGATTTTGAAGGCGGCGAGTTATTACTAATGCCAGACTTTCAAGGTATTAAGACAGATTTACAAAAGCATGAGATCTGTTTCTTCCCAAGTTGGTTACCTCACAAAGTAACTCCTGTTACTAAAGGCATTCGCAAAAGTATTGTTGGGTGGGTACATGGACCCGATTTTGTGTAATTGGTTACATAAGTATTTGACTTCTTAATAAACTCCTGTTATAATATATAAACTTAAGGCTGTAACGGCTTTATGTGTGACGTTTTTATAATTATAAAAGGAGAAAACATATGAAAACAACTATCCAAGATAGTGTGCTAACAGCACTTCAAAGCGGCAAAGAGTATACTTCAGCTGAACTTAAATCAAGATTCAAAGCTGGTAATCCTCAAGCTGTAATCCAATCACTAAGATTCGCAGGACACCCTGTGTATTTGAACACTAAGAAAAATGGTGTTAAAAAGTACAGATTGGGAACACCGTCAAGAGCAATCGTAGCCGCTGGTTACAAAGCACTTGCAAAAGGTTTAGTAAGCTAATATAACGTTAGTTTTACTAGGAAACAGGCGGCTCATTAATTTGTGTCGCCTGTTTTCATTTACGCACCCGTAGCTCAGCTGGATAGAGCACAACTTTGCGGAAGTTGGGGTCAGAGGTTCGAATCCTTTCGGGTGCGCCAATAAAGAGGTTGACAAAAGCCACATTTGACTGTATTATGTATATAACAATTAATTATTAAGGCAACAGAGGCACAATATGAGAACACAACCACAAGAAATTATTGCAAAATTAGAGGCAGACAACAGTCGCCTAGCAAAAGAAGAAGTTATCGTAGAAGCGATGGAAGAAGAACTAGATGAGTTTTTCGAAGGTGTAAAAATGGCACTTGACCCGCTTGTAACTTTTGGTGTTAAACAAGTACCACAAAAAGAAGAAAACGAAGTACTTTCAGCACAAGGTCTTGCATGGCCTACATTTAAAGAATTAGCACGTAACTTAATTGATAGAAAACTTACAGGTCATAATGCTAGAGATGCCATTATACTTTGTAAAGACCTTGCAACGGCAGAGCAATGGAATATGTTCTATCGTAGAATCCTTATTAAAGATTTACGTTGTGGCGTTAGTGAAAAAACAGTAAACAAGGTTGCTAAGAAAATTGGAATGCCACAGTACAGTATTCCTACATTTACTTGTTCACTTGCACACGACTCAGCTAACCATGAAAAGAAAATGGTTGGTAAGAAACAAATTGAAGTTAAACTAGATGGTGTACGTGTACTAACTATTATACGTGGTAACAAAGTAGAAATGTTTAGCCGTAATGGAAAACAGTTTCATAACTTTGATCACATCATTGAAGAAATTAAAGAAGTACTCAAAGACAACCAAGCACCATATGATCTTGTGCTAGACGGAGAAGTAATGAGTGCTAACTTCCAAGACTTAATGAAACAGATACATCGTAAAGAAACTGTCCAAAATAGTGATGCAGTATTACATTTGTTTGACATTTGTCCGTTAGAGGATTTTAAGAAAGGCAAATGGGATAAACCACAGAGTTTTAGAAGTGCGGCAACCAAGGCTTGGGTAGAAAAACACTCAAGCGTTTTAAAGCACGTACAAGCACTTGAGTGGGAGGAGGTAGACCTAAGTACTCCTGAAGGCAATAAACGCTTTGTAGAGCTTAATAAGACGGCTGTAGACGGTGGTTATGAAGGTGTTATGATCAAAGATATTGATGCACCCTATGAATGTAAGCGAACTCATGCTTGGTTAAAGGCAAAACCATTTATCGAAATTACACTAAAAGTCGTAGACGTTGAAGAAGGCACTGGACGTAATGAAGGCCGACTTGGTGCCATAATAGTAGAAGGAGAGGACGATGGATACAATTATCACCTTAACTGTGGAAGTGGTTTCACTGACGATCAACGTAGTAGCTTCTGGGCTGACCGTACTAACATCATTGGTTCTTTAGTAGAAATAAGAGCAGATGCTCGTACTAAATCACAAGATAGTGAAACGTATAGTTTACGTTTTCCACGATTTAAAACGTTTCGTGGCTTTGACTCTAATGAAAAACTTTGATAACACAAGTCATCATTTTTAGTTGACTTTTTATCTTTTTGCTATATAGTTACTGTTACACGAGATTTTTGAAGGAGAACGTCCGATGGGCATAGGAATAAAAATTCCAAAAAGAAAGAAGCCAGTTACTAGGCGAGTGTCTAATAAAGGTGGAGAGCCAAACTACGAAGGCGCGGCAGACTTAACTGGTGAACAGTTTGGTCGGCTTAGGTCATCAGCAATGGACTTCTACCGAATGGAGTTTAAGCCTAGCGATTTTAAACTTTGGGTATTAGCCTATTGTAAAGAAAGCACTAAGTGGAAAGACAAAGTAGATGTTCTTAAGAAACTTCCAGATCATGAATTCCG